AACCTCATATAAGATTTCTGTCCGTCAGACCAGAGATTTGCCCATGAGTTAGTATGTTCCTCACATCCAGCTTCCTTCAGATTCCATCTCACGATGGACACCCTTGCCTTCGGCTATATCCTTCCCACTACCGGGCGGATTCGGGACTTTAACCCGTTAGAAACGTGCGCCGCTAGGCGCACACCAAAAGAAAAAGAACCCACATATTTGTATGCAGGTTCTTTTCTCTTTTTTTTCTTTCGTTTTTGGTTAGATTTTGACGGATCCTATTCGTTCGGATTCTCTAAACCGAGCGCAGACCAGTCGTCGTCAGTTCCTTCGTTTTCTAATGATAAACGATATGAATCGATATCAAGAATTGCATCGACCATAACATAGGAGTAGTTCTGATCTCCATTTTCGTCCTCAAAGGATAATCTCATGGTATTGTATTCGCCATGGGCGGAATTGTAATACGATCTAACACGTCCAACATCTAATCCATTCTTATCGTACAGACGATTAATTTCGTTGTCATCTGGATTTTGATAATAGATATGCCATGTGTCATCGTACTTTACAAAAACCGGCTCTAAAGAATCAGATACTGATTTTGAATCCGCTTTCTGCTCTGTTATTTGAGTGCTTTCGTTTGAATTCTCGTTAAGATCAGAATAATAACAGCCGGTAAGATACAAAGACATGATCAGGACCGCTAAAACTAATAATCCTCTCTTGTTTGTTACATTGTGTTTCATTTTTGTTTCCTCCTTTTCGGTGTGTGATTTTTTTTGTTATCCTAAATATGTAACGAATCATCGCACACAAAAAAAAATGGAAACAAAAAGAGACCAACCAATCGGTTAGTCTCTAATGTGAGTTTAGTCTACTTTGATATCGGTGCATCTGTAGAAAATCTCCGGATCAAAGTTTGGGAGTTCTTTAATGACATTTTTGTCTTTTTCTGACAGGTTATCCCACCAGTTCTGTCTATCCTCGATTGACGAGTAGTAATCATAGTGATCATCTTTCCCTTTATACACGGTAAGTGAAATATCGGATAATAAAGCTCTTGCATCGGATGCAAACCAATCGATCGGTGCCCAGTCTGATGGTTTATTAAAGAACCTCATCTTTGATTCTGTATCCGTATTGAAACAACCAAAATTGAACGAAGAATAATTCCAATCTCCAACATTTCTATCTCCCTTGTTGTTATCACCTACGTTACTGTCTCCAATGTTCTTGTCTCCTGTGTTTCGATTTCCATAGTTTTCGCAACCTGTATTTTTGTATCCAAGATTTCTATCACCAGAGTTTCTGTGTCCAGAATTTTGATCGCCAGTATTGCAATTTCCCTTATTGCAATCTCCAGAATTACCAATTCCGGAATTATCAAGACCTGTGTTAACAGTCTGTAATACCTCTTCCCAGGAAAGTTCGCGTACGATTTCAAGCTTATTAGTACACGATTTTTCACCATTTGTTTTGATATCTCCATAAGCAACCACTTCAGCAACTTTGTTTTCTGGGTTAAACGAATAATAATTAAAACAATCTAATAACCGGGTACAAAAATGCATTCCGTGACCACAAATTTCAATTTCTCCTTCTTCCTCGAATTTACCAGGACAAGTATATTGCTTTGGTTTAGCTCCTGCTGGTCTACAGGTCCAATTCGAATAAAAAACCTTGTATCCACGTACGGGTCCACTCATCTTTGTTACTTCACTCATTTTGTTTCCTCCTTTTTATGTGTGTTTGTTCTTTGTTATCCTAAATATGGGATAAGACTGCTGCACACAAATACTCTGGAAACGAAAAGAGACCAACCAATCGGTTAGTCTCTAGTGTGAGTTTAATACACTTTGATTCCCGTACATCTATAAAAGATATCTTCATCGAAATTTGGAATCGCAAAGATACATCTCTTTTCAGAATCATCTAATTCATTCCACCATTTTTGAGCCATATTGCGGTTTTCGTCTTGTGAGAAAACTTTAAGGTATCCGCCTGCTGTTTCATAACTTGGATTTAACTCTTTTTCTTCGTCAGTCATATCCTCTTTGTCTACCCATTGAATAGTTTCCTTCGGTATACTCATCAATAACAATCTTGCATCGGATTCTAACCAATCGTAATAAGTCCAATCTGATGGTTTGTTAAACAGCGTCATTGTTGGTACTTCTGTGTTAAAACAACCGGTGTTGTAAGAAGATGCATTCCAGTCACCGGTATTAAAATTACCAATGTTGCAGTCTCCTACGTTATTACTTCCATAATTCCAGTTGCCTGTATTCATGTCTCCGTTGTTATTATCTCCAACATTTCCAAATCCTGGATTATAATCGCCGGTATTTCTATTGCCTGCATTTTGATCTCCGGTGTTTCTATGACCAGCGTTATAATCACCAGCATTGTTGTATCCGAGGTTGCGATTTCCTGTATTAAAACCTCCAATATTAAAAGTTCCTGTGTTGTGACTTCCAGCATTACCAGATCCAGTATTACTATGACCAGTATTCTTACGTCCTGTGTTGTAACTTCCGGCATTATCGTTACCGGTGTTAGAAAATCCAGTGCAATTATTTCCAAGATTGGTAAGAGCTATCACTTCACTCCATGGAACTTCACGTACGATTTCTAACTTATTGGTACATAATTTGTTACCATATTTCTCACTTTCACTTATAAGAACCTTCCCATAAGCAATCACTTCGGCTACTTTGTTTTCTGGATTGAACGCATAATATTCAAAACAATCTGCTAATTTTTGGCAGAAATGCATTCCATTATGGCAAATTTCAAGTTCCCCTTCTATTTCGAATTTACCAGGGCACGCATATTGCTTTGGTTTGAATCCTAACGGATTACAGGCCCAATCTAACCGATCACAGGTCCAATCTGAATTAAATACCTTGTATCCGTGTATTGGTCCGTTTGTTTCTGTCACTTTACTCATTTTGTTTCCTCCTTTTTGTGTGTGTGATGTTTTTGTTATCCTAAATATGTGTCTGATTTCTGCACACTAATACTCTGGAAACGAAAAGAAAGAGACCTCGATTGAAGTCTCTTCCTTGTGTTTTAACTAGTTTGTTTTTGTACACTCATGATATCTTTCTCTTAACATGTCTGTTGCAATCTGTCTTGCAGTCTCGAACCCCTCACAGAATCGTTCATCTACAGCGTCGATATCTTCCTCATCATACTTAAGGTCACGCATGATCTTTTTGATACCATCAATTCCTCGCTGTTTTCTATGACGACTGTTATATACAGGCATTTTGTCTATAAGCATAAGGTAATCAGGAATACGCTTCAGTGTTTCATCTCTATCGGTGTTTTCACTGTCGGTGTTTTCGACTACTGGTTCGTTATTGTTGGATACATTTGTTTTTAATACCCCTACTCTGATTCCGGTACATTCGTAAAAGATATCAGGATCGAAGTTCGGAATTGCTTTAATGGTATCCTTCTCCGTATCCGAAAGATTATCCCACCAATACTGAACACGACTACAATCATCTTGTAGTTTTAAGTACCCACCTGTTGTTTCATAACTCGGATGCCTGTCTTTTTCCTTTTGAGACATATCTACTTCGAACACCCAATCAACATTGAGTCCAGGTATCTGGTTTAACAAATATCTTGCATCCGAACAGAGCCAGTCTTCATAAGTTATGTTTGACGGTTTATCGAACATCATGATCTTATGCTCTTTTAAATTGAAACAGCCAGAATTATTAGATGACTGATTCCAGTCACCTGCGTTTCTGTTTCCAAAATTATGATCACCACTGTTTTTACTACCGATGTTATTATTTCCAGAATTGTATTTTCCTGAATTCTCTGATCCCGAATTATAGTTTCCTGTGTTTTTGCGACCAGAATTATAATTTCCAGAATTTTCATAACCTGTATTTCCTGTACCTACGTTATAGGAACCTACATTACCGCTTCCAATATTTTGACCACCTGTGTTGTTACTACCGAAATTGTTATTTCCAGTATTAAAGTCTCCAGAATTTCTGTGTCCGCAATTATATGATCCAGAATTTCCGTTGCCTGCATTTCGATTTCCTGAATTAAGACCGCCTGTATTCTCAAAACCGGTACAAAGATCACCCATATTGACAAGATGCAATACTTCATCCCATGAAAGTTCGCGAATTATCTTGAGCTTATTGGTACACGACTTATTACCATCTGTTATAACTTTTCCATAAGCAACCACTTCGGCTACTTTGTTTTCAGGATTAAAGCTATAATAAGAAAAACAGTCCGATAAACGTGTACAAAAATGCATTCCATGTTCGCTGAGATCGAGATGACCCATTTCTACAAACTTTCCAGGACATGAATATTGTTTTGATATCGCCCTATCATTTGGTCTACAGGTCCAATCCGGATAAAATACCTTGTATCCGTGTATTGGTCCGTTTGTTTCTGTCACTTTACTCATTTTTTTTGTTTCCTCCTTTTTGTGTGTGTAATATTTTTGTTATCCTAAATATGTGTCTTGTTGCAGCACACAAAAGAACCGGAAACAAAAAGAGACCAACCGATTGGTCAGTCTCTAGTTTGTGATTAATTTACCTTGATTCCTGTACATTCGAAGAAAATATTAGGATCAAAGTTTGGAATTGCTTTAATGACAGCTTTGTCGGAATCCGAAAGATCATTCCACCATTTTTGTCTACCATCTATGTTGTTAATAACCTTCAGGTATCCACCTGTTGTTTTGTAAGTTGGGTAAGAAGTCTTCTCGTCATCGGTCATACAAGCTTCTTTTTCCCATTTTGTTGATACGTCTGGCATACTGTCTAACAAAGCGCATGCATCGCTATCCTGCCAGTCAGTATAAGTCATGTTAGAAGGCTTATTGAACATTATGATTTTGTGTTCTTCGGTGTTGAAACAACCAGAATTGTGAGATGATTTATTCCAGTCTCCAGAATTAGAATCACCAAGATTCCGATTGCCTGTATTTTCAGCTCCCAGGTTAAAATGTCCACTATTAAGATCACCTGTGTTATTATCCCCCGTATTACAGTTACCAATATTTTCGTCACCGGTATTATAATATCCAGCATTTTTACATCCAGTGTTATTACTGCCTGAATTTTCATAACCTATATTAAAATCACCTGAATTACAATCACCAGAATTCCAACCACCGCTATTATAAGAGCCAGTGTTTTTGTTTCCTGAATTTTGAGATCCTGTATTATAATGTCCAGAATTTTGGTTTCCAGAATTCCAATATCCTCTGTTATCATCGCCAGTGTTGAAATCTCCAGTATTATAATCTCCAGAATTCAAATTCCCAGCATTTTCATTTCCAGTGTTTTTTAACCCAGTACAGTCATTGCCAGTATTAACAAGATCTAATACTTCTTTCCAGGAGAGCTCCCGCACGATTTCGAGCTTATTTGTACATGACTTATCACCATCTGTTACGACATCACCGTAAGCGATTACTTCGGCAACTTTGTTTTTACTGTCAAAGCCATAATAATTAAAACAGTTTGCTGCTTTTTGACAGAAATGCATTCCGTTGCCACAAACTTCGATTTCTCCTTCTTCCTCGAACTTGCCTGGACATGTATACTGTTTTGTATTCCCGCATGGACTGCAAGTCCAGTCCGGTCTAAATACCTTATATCCGTGTACAGATTCATTCTTTTTGGTCTCATCACTCATTTTGTTTCCTCCTTTATGTGTACTTAATTATTTGTCTTAAATATGGGACTGGACTGCTACACACAAAACATCCGGAAACAAAAAGAAAAGAGACCTCATATGAGATCCCTTGTTCTGTTTAGAGATGTTTTTCGATTGCTCTTAACGCACTATACAAAATCTTACCTGCATCTGTGACTGTAAGCACATTCATATAAGGAATTGTTGGTTTTTCTAAGTACTTCTCCAACTCTGTTCCTGCAATCTTATCAGACATCTTGTAATACTTGTTTGATAACTCGTCGTAATTCGGAAATGGTCGTGATTCGATCTTGAAGATATCACTCCAGGATTCTTTTACATAAGGCTTCACTTCGTCATAACCGCTTCTAGTCTCCAAAAAGATATGTTCGTTTTCTTTGATTGCGTTCGCACAGTCTAAAACTACAAGAACATCATCTGCTTTCCAGATTTCATCAAAGCATTCGATTGCTGTTCTCGGCTGTGTCTTGAAAAATTCATCAATCTGGTCAAACATTGGGAATTCCCAATCGAAAAGACTTATCATGCAAAGCATTTTCCACATCTTTTCCTGATTGTTTGCTCTTAAACCATATCTCTTTTCAATCATTTCTTTGCTCATTCTTATCATTTTTGTTTCCTCCTTGTTTGTGTGTCCATCGTTATCTTAAATATGGGATAAGATTATTACACACAAAGTAACCGGAAACGGAACATGTTTGCAACTGAAAGAAAGAGCCCGAAATGTCTGAATCTCTCAAACATTTTAGGCTCTATACTTTAGTTAATCTTCTCCGTACATGCAGATTTCGCACATGTACTTACAATTAGCACAATGTTCGTTGTACCATCGCATCCAGTCTTCCTGTGTGAGTTCGTGCGTTACGTTCGCTTTTGTCCAATAATCTTGATACATGAAATCGCAACTGTTGGACATATCTTTTTTCTCTGGCATACTTGTTTCCTCCTTGAATTGTGTGCTTTATTGGTTAACCTAAATATGGTACTAACTACTGCACACAAAAATACCGGAAACGAAAGAGAGACCAACCAAAAGGTCAGTCTCTGATTTTTGTTAGGACTCAAGCTGTACATTTACACCAGTACATTTATAGAAAATGTCTGCGTCAAAATTCGGAATTGAAAGAATTGTCTTCTTTTCAGAATCATCTAATTCATCCCACCACTTTTGAGCCATATTACGGTTTTCATCCTGTGAGAAAACTTTAAGGTATCCGCCTACTGTTTCATAACCTGGATTTAATTCTTTTTCTTCATCAGTCATGCTATATTCTCCGATCCATTCAACTGTACGATTTGGAATATCGTTCAGCAGATGACACGCTCTACTTTTTAACCACTGACTATAAGTCCAGTTTGATGGTTTGTTGAACAGCATAATTGTTGTTTCCTCTGTGTTAAAGCAACCATTGTTATAGGCAGATAAGTTCCAGTCGCCAGTATTTCGGTTTCCAATGTTTCGATTTCCGGTATTATAATTTCCAGAGTTATAATTTCCAGTATTACTTTTTCCTCTGTTATTGTTTCCGGTATTATTATTTCCTGTATTTTCATAACCTGTATTGCTATCTCCTACATTCTTGCGTCCAGTATTATGATGTCCAGTATTTTGATCGCCAGTGTTGTAATCACCGTCATTGTAATTACCTGTATTATAATCTCCTGTATTTGACTTCCCGGTATTATAACATCCTGCGTTATAATCTCCTGAATTTCTGTACCCAGAATTGTAATGTCCAGTATTATCATAGCTGCTGTTATGGTTTCCTGTATTATGGTCTCCAATGTTATGATCCCCTACATTTCCGCGTCCTGAGTTGTAATAACCTACATTCCGGTCACCCTCGTTGTCAGAACCAGAGTTATAATTTCCAGTATTACATTCGCCTGTGTTACCAATTCCAGTACAATCCTTGCCGATATTAACAAGACTTAAAACTTCTTCCCAGGAAAGTTCCCGAACAATTTCAAGTTTGTTTGTCCAACATAGCGTACCATGTTCACTTTTTCCAATATCGCCGTAAGCTATTACTTCGACTACATGAGTATTGCTATCAAACTTGTAAAATCCAGACTTGAAGTAGTCAATTGGGGTCGGACGGAATGTCATTCCTTGTCTTTGTACATCCATTTCGTCGTCTTCAAATCTAGCTGGACAAGTATATTGTCCCTGTGCATCATGTTCTCGCGGATTACAGGACCAGTCAGGATTAAATACCTTGTATCCATACGCTCTGTCACTTAATCTTGTAACATTAATCATTTTTCGTTTCCTCCTTTATATGTGCAATTATTTGTTGTCCTAAATATGGGACTAAACCACCGCACACAAATATTCTGGAAACAAAAAGAAAAGAGACCTCGTCTATGAAGTCTCTCTCTTGAAAATTATTCTACTTTTATTCCGGTACATTCGAAGAAAACATCAGGATCAAAGTTCGGAAGATCTTTAATGATCTCCTTGTCTTTATCTGAAAGTTCATTCCACCATTCTTGATTATCCGAGAACGCTTTTGTGAGATACCCACCTGCTACTTCAGCTGCTTCACTTTCAGTGCATTCATTCTTTTCCTCATCTGTCATTTCCCATAAATAGGACCATCTAATAATTGATATTTGATTCAATAAAGATCTAGCTCTTGATTCAAACCACATTCTGTATGTCCAATCTGATGGTTTGTTAAAAAATGTAATCTTTTGTTCCTCTGTGTTAAAGCAGCCAACATTCAGTGAAGATTTGTTCCAGTCTCCAACATTGTTATTCCCAATATTGTTACTTCCTGTGTTTCCATCCCCAATATTATTATTACCAGCATTCCAATCACCAGAATTCTCGTTTCCTGTATTACAATCTCCTGTGTTCCGATTCCCGGAATTATACTGTCCAAAATTTGTATCTCCTGTATTACATTTTCCTGTATTAGAGTTACCGACATTGCATGTTCCACTATTGCTATCACCAACATTATAATCTCCACTATTGTGATGACCAACATTTCCAACTCCAGTACAATTATTTCCAATGTTGACAAGTCTCAAAACTTCTTCCCAGGAGAGTTCTCGAACGATTTCAAGCTTATTTGTACAGCATAAGTCGTTAAGATCCTCAATGATTACATCTCCAAAGGCAATCACCTCAGCCACCTTGTTATTCGGATTAAATTTGTAATAACTAAAACAATTTACAAGCTTTTGGCAAAAATGCATTCCATGTTTGCATAACGAAAGTGGACCTTTTTCTTCAAACTTACTAGGGCAGGAATACTGCTTTGTGTTATGACTGTAGTCCCAATTTTCTGGGCTGCATGTCCAATCTGGATTAAACACCTTGTATCCATGTACAGGTTTATTTCTTACTTCTTTTCTCATTTTGTTTCCTCCTTTAATATGTGCTTTTTATTTGTTATCTTAAATATGGAACTAAACAATCGCACACAAAAGAAACGGAAACAAAAAGAAAGAGACCTCACATTTGAAGTCTCTTCTTTGCATTTTTAGTCCGCTCTGATACCTGTACATTCGTAGAAAATATCAGGATCAAAGTTTGGAATCGCTTTGATGGTCTCTTTTTCTATCAGAGAAAGATTATTCCACCAAGACTGAATAAGATCCAAGTTTTTCTGTTTTTTCAGGTAACCGCCTGCCATTTCATAAGTCGGGTGCAACTCTTTTTCTTCATCAGTCATATCATCTTTATCTACCCATTCGACTGTTCTTTTTGGCATCTGAATTAACAAAAACCTTGCTTCAGATTCTAACCAACGACGAAAAGTCCAATTCGATGGTTTATTAAACAGCATAATTGTTGTTTCTTCTGTATTGAAACAGCCAGTATTAAAAAATGACTTATTCCAATCCCCGGTATTCCAGTTGCCAATGTTACAGTTACCAGAATTATGTTTTCCAATATTCCAGGTTCCGGTATTGCTGTTTCCACTGTTGTAGTCACCTGTGTTGCAATCTCCTTCATTACAATTTCCAGTATTGCAGTCCCCATCGTTTCTGCCTCCAGTATTACCTTTTCCAGCATTAGCACATCCCGTGTTACAGTTTCCGGAATTACAGCGTCCAGCATTATAATCACCTGTGTTCCAGTTTCCAGTATTACTATCACCAATGTTGTGATCGCCGGTATTCCAGTCTCCTTCGTTACAAGATCCAGCATTCCAGTTCCCAGCATTTTCGTTTCCCGTATTACGTAAGCCAGTGCAATCTTTTCCAACATTTACGAGTCTTAATACTTCCTCCCATGGGACTTCACGTACGATTTCCAGCTTGTTGGTACACGATTTGTTACCGTCTGTTATAACATCTCCATAGGCGATCACCTCGGCAACCTTGTTTTTGCTGTCAAATCCATAATAATTAAAACATTTGGCAGCTGTTTGACAAAAATGCATTCCATGTTCGCAAATTTCAAGTTCTCCTTCTTCTTCGAATTTGCCTGGACAGGTATACTGTTTGCTTGAACCACCGATTGGTTTACATGTCCAGTCTGGATTAAACACTTTGTATCCATGTACAGGTTCACTCATTTTTGTTGCTTCACTCATTTTGTTTCCTCCTTTATTGTGTGTTAATTTTTGATATCCTAAATATGGGATAAAACCGTTGCACACAAAACGTTCGGAAACAAAAAAGAGACTAACCCCAATATGAGGTCAATCTCTAATTTGCTTACTCTTCTACTTCTGGCAAACCATTCGGAATGTCGATTTTACGAGTTAAATATAAACTGATATTCGAATCATTACTTATTTCTTCGATATCTTCATATTCATCACCCAGTCTTATGAATTTGTAACTGTATCCCGCATTTTCTGTGTCAAGTGCATCATGTAATTCATCCAGTTTTCGTAATGTGTTTTTAATTTCTTCCACCCTTTCATCAACATCGTCCCATGATACCCAATTCCAATGGAGAATATACTGGTTGTCGTCTTTGAAAATCGTATCTGGTTTGAAATCCACTCTTTCGCACACATCTTTTAACATTTTGTATGCGTCTTCTTTGCATTTGATTGCAACTTCGCTCCTGTATCCCATATTCAGTTCCTCCTTTAATAAATGTTATTATTGTTATTCTAAATATGGGATACAAGTTTTTAATGCATCCATCAGACTTCCAGCAATCGCTTCTGCCATGTTAACTGGAACTGCGTTTCCGATCATTTTGTATCCATTGTTCGTATTTTCATACATGAATTCAAAATCATCCGGAAACCCTTGTAGTCTTGCTACTTCTCGGACGCTCATTCTTCGATACCGATCTTTAGCACCCGGGACAAAACAGTACGAATCTTTTGATATCTGCTGCATTTTTGGTGCGTTTGGATGTATCTGACATTGGCGTCCGGATGCCTGCACTGTAAAACCAGGTTCATCCCAGCTACGGACACGGTTTCTGGACATAAATACCGGAGAATAACTATCAACATAATATTCATGGTTATTAACTGCTGCAGGATTACGCTTGTTTCTTGCAAGTGTTGGAACCGCATTGTCTCGTAAATCCCAAATAGCATCCTTCAACGTTACAATATGTTCTGGATCTCCGCCTGGAAATACAAATGAAATATCAAGATCAGTTCGGATGCCAATATAGAAGATCCGTTCTCTCGTTTGCGCTAATCCATAGTTACAAGCATTTGTTTTGTATACAGAAACGTTATAACCAGACTCGGCAAACAAAGAAAGGATCCGATCAACCGCATCCGCATGTTTCTTTGCTATCATCCCGGGAACATTCTCAGCTACAAAGAATTGTGGTCGAAATTCCCGGAGCACACGAATGTATTCAAAGAAAAGCTGTCCTCGCTTATCTTCAATTCCTTTTCCGGCTCCGGCTACTGACCACGACTGACATGGCGGTCCGCCTATAATTCCTGCCAATTGTTCTCCTGGTTGCAGCTTAAGATAGGGTTCAAGATCTGATTTAGTTACATTTCTGATGTCGCCTTCAATTAGATGCGTATTTTTATGATTTCGCTTGTACGTTTCCCAGATTGTGGCATCAAATTCATTGGCGACCGGAATTTCGAAACAAACTCGTTCGAACCCGAGATCCATTCCCCCACATCCGGAAAACAGACTGATAATTTTGTTATCCATATAGTGCATCTCTCTTTCTTTTTTTTTAGATGCACTAAATATGGGTTCCAAAGAGTGTAAATACTGATTTCATAACCAAAAAGAAAGAGCCCGAAATACCTGAATGTATCAGATTTTTGAGGCTCGATTCTTCTGGTTAGGATTGAATATTCTGTTTCTGTGGTTTGAACTTTAGATTTTGGTTATTACAGGTCATCGCCTGGATCAAAATCTTCAGTTCCATCTGATAATAACGGTTTGTTTGGAACATCATTGATTTCGTCGCCCACTGATGAGACGTCGATTACTGGATCTCCGCACAAATAATCCTGCACTGTTTCAACGACCTTATTTAAGGCGTCCAAATATGCATTACAGTCTGGTGCGAATACCAGATTTTGTGTGCCCTCATAATACACGGCAACGCTCTCTTTTGTCAGCACACCAGTCACCGTATACTCTCCATCTTCTACGGTCTCCATCTGATTCTGCAATAGATTTCCGATCTCTTCCATATCTCCACGCAATGGAATACGAAAATGGATACCGCTTTCGTTATCCGTAAAGCTTGATTTAATCAGGGTGTCTTCAGATCTTTCCACGTTTTCTTCGTATTCGTTCTGAATATAGGTGCTATTGCAAGTATCACAGCCATTGATACCGAATGATTCGTATTCGACTGTACCTGTTGATTGACCGAGGTCTGCCATCAATGCAGCGAGTGATTCTTCAATCTGTTCTTTCTGATCTTCACGCACGTTTCCTTTTAAAACGACGCCGACTTCTCCGCCATCAGGACATCCCCATTCCCGATTGTAGACAGCTGCAGCAGGTTCTACAGCAACTTCTGAGTAACCGGACAAACGCTGTCTGATGAAGGGAATAGCTTTTTGGATGGCAAAATCGGGCGTAAAATGGACCGTATTATCATATCCGGGATTAACACCGAGCATTACAGACCAGCGTGTTGTTGCGTTTTGGTTTTGAGTTGTTTTTGATGTCATAAGTTTTTACATTCCTTTCTGATTATTATTAGTATAAACACTTCACAGAGCTAATTATAAATATGGGATGAAGATAACATCAAAAATTTACATTAAAGTATATGTGTAGTTGCTTTGATATCTACCGTATGCATCTCTTATAATATGATTTACTTGTTCTGTAATATTTGTGTTCTCTTTTGCGGTTACCCATTCTAAATTTTCAACACGATTATCGTTTCTATTAAAATTAATATGATTTACATACTTTTTGTTGAGTGGATTGGGAATGAATGCTTCTGCTACAAGTCTATGAATATAGCGATCAGTACGTTTCCCTGTTTTATCGCATCTCATATAAACTCTTGCATATCCATTCTTTGTTAGTCTTGGTTTTATCTCGTATAAATCAATAGTATTTCCATTTCTTCTATTCCCTTTTCCTAAATTACAATATACTTTTCCTTCATCTGATACAAAATATCCTGTAAATCCGTCAATTTCTTTTATCATAGGTATCTTCTTCCTTTATTTTGGTTTATATAAATATGAGTGAATTGAAGACACACAAAAATAAAAGAGCCAACCCGTAGGCTGACTCTTTTCGATTTACAGATGTAGAACTCGATCTCTGATTTCTTCGGTTCTTCCCTGATTCCAGAACTGTGTACCAATATCCTTAATACCTAAACTATTCATTTAGGAGTGGACTATACAATTGCTTACATATTTGTGACAAATACTAAACCCAGGAATTATAGTCTCTGAACGTCCACCAGCAATTGCTTATTGTAAAGCAATCCGCAAACATCACTGTCTGCCTACTATTGTTTTTTTTACAATAGGTTAGGTGTTTCGATGCGTCTGAGTGACTTGCACACTCGGTAATCCCTACTCTGATTTCTTTTTATGGTTTCTACCTTTTCAGGCTGTTGCATTCTAAATGCGTACCGCGTTTACGTATACCGTTTCCAGTTCCGCTTTAGCGAATCAGTATTATGGGGACCTCCCCGCAATTTATCCTGTTTAACGTGGACTAGTTCGTCAATCCACAGGTACGTCTGGCTACTGACATCTGATTTTGATCTCTGTTGTGACAGTTCGGGCATTCCCACACAAGTTTCTTCTTATGTGTTTCCTTGTCTTCTTCTTCCACAATCTGGATCTCTCCGTCGTATCCGCATTTCATACAATAATCACTCTTTGTATTGAGTTCAGCATACATGATATTCTCATAAATGTACTGAATTACTGCGATAACGGCTGGAATGTTTCCTTTCATGTCTGGTACTTCTACATACGAAATTGCACCACCTGGTGACAACTTCTGGAACGGAGACTCGAATGATAATTTATCAAACGCATTGATCTTTTCTCTAACCGATACATGGTACGAGTTGGTAATATAATCGTGATCAGTTACATTTGGGATCACTCCAAATCTCTTCTTTAAGCATTTTGCAAACTTATAAGTTGTTGACTCCAATGGAGTTCCATATACTGAATAATCGATATTTTCAGCTGCTTTCCATTTTTCGCATGCGTCATTTAAAGCCTGCATAACTTTCATCGCAAATGGCTGACCTTTTGTAGGTTCCGTATGCGATACACCGAGCATTCTCTCTGTCATCTCATAGAGACCGGCATATCCGAGAGAAATTGTTGAGTATCCGTTATACAGTAACTTATCAATCGTTTCGCCTTTTTTCAGACGAGCAAGTGCTCCGTGCTGCCACAGAATTGGTGCAACATCAGATGGAGTTCCAAGCAATCTCTCGTGTCTGCACCGTAATGCTTTATGGCACAATTCGAGACGTTCGTCCAGAATACTCCAGAACTTATCCATATCGCCATTTGACGAACATGCAACATCGACCAGGTTAAGGGTTACGACACCCTGGTTAACATACAAATCATTATAATTCGCACAGACTATCTCTTTACATTACTCCTCATGGAAGCAATGATGCGATGCGCTTCGTGTGGTGACAAACTTTACTAATATCACCAATATTAGTTACACGACTTCAGTCGTACCACACTACTCTACTTACTACTTATGTATATAAACTTGTTATATATGTCCTACCGTCTTTCTCGGTATTAGTAGCTTTCGATAGTCGTTACACCTTTTCTTATAGCAATTAATTCATACTCTTTTTTAAACCAATCTCTTGTGATCGCTCTTGATATTCCTCCATTCTTTGCTGTATGTCCACAGTATTCAAAGAATTTTAATGCCGGTTGAAATATCAAAATCTTGTCTTCTGTTTTCTTTCTGACGATTAGTACAGATAAATTTCCTTTTCTATGATTATTTTGTATACAGTCATTGATATTTTCTTTCTGAGTGCCTGCATACAAATTATCAGCATCATTATTATCTTTGTTGTCGTCTTTGTGATTGATTTGCTTTCCGTCTGGTATATTTCCTATCCATGTTATATATACCAGTTTATGAACTTTTATGTGTTTCTTGTATAAATCCACACGATGATAACCATCAGCATCGATATAGTGTTTCAACATTTTCTTCGTTCGAACTGAATACACATCTCCTCGTTTGCTTACATAATAGTTGTCATCATATGGTTTAAATTCGATTCCGTTTATAATCATTAGCATCACTTTCTTTCTTATTATATTCGTGATAACTAATTGCTATAAGAACTTGGCACGGTATTACCTGCTATCCATTTCTGGACCGTAGGCTCTCTTACGAAGCTTATTCGCTCATGATTCTGGCAATAATTGTCGTACTGCCGATCTTAGTTCACTTCTACCGTTAGCTCGTAACTATCCATTACGAACACCCTTTTTGTCATAGGTTCACACCGTTTTCTGTCGCCCTAACTTTATGGTTCAGCGACCGTAATATTTGTGCCCTTTTTCCTGTTCGAAGACTCCCGAATTAGAAATGTTTCCGACTTTTTCACTGAATCGGTCTACAGTAAGGAAACTTCTGCAGCCCATACATGGAAATACTTCTCCGTCTTTGATCTCTTTCATTTTCTTTTCGGAAATGTAATCAGGAACCATTCGTTTCGCAGTACATTCTGCTGCCAACTTGGTTAACCAGAAGAAACGAGATCCTTCTTTGATGTTATCCTCTTCCAAAACGTACAGAAGTTTTGGGAACGCTGGAGTGATATATACACCCTGCTCGTTCTTTACACCAAGGATTCTCTGATGGAGCATCTCTTCGATCATCATTGCAAGATCGTCTTTCTGTGACTCTGGTACCTCATTTAAGTACATAAAAATACTGATAAATGGTGCCTGTCCGTTCGTAGTCATTAATGTGATAACCTGATACTGCAACATCTGCATTCCATCTTTAACAGATTTCCGTACTTTCTTTTCGACGAGCTGATTCAGCTTGTCTTTGTCATAAGTGATTCCTAATTCTTTTGCATCTTCTAATAACTGTTTGCGATGTTTCTTTCTGCTCACTTCTACAAATGGAACTAAATGTGAAAGAGTAATTGTTTGTCCCCCATATTGAGAACTTGCCACCTGAGCGATGATCTGCGCTGCAATGTTACAAGCAGTCTCAAAACTTTTTGGCGGTTCGATCATTGTTTCACTAATAACCGTTCCATTCGAAAGCATATCGCCAAGATTATCCAAACCACAGTTATGCATATGCTGACTGAAGTAATCAGCGTCATGAAAATGAATCTTTCCATTCTCATGAGCTTCAACAATATCTTCTGGCAGCAGGATTCGTTTTGCTAAGTCCTTTGATACTTCTCCTGCCATGTAGTCACGCTGTACAGACACAACTGTTGGATTCTTGTTGCTGTTTTCCTGTTTAACTTCTTCGTTTGCACACTCGATCAGACTTAAAATTGCGTCATCAGTTGTGTTTGCTTTTCTTGCAAGCGCTCTTTTTGATCTGAAGTTGATGTAATGACGAGCTAGATTGCATTTTCCCGCTAACATGAGTTCGTCTTCCACTAAGTTCTGGATCTCTTCAACATTCATGTTATAAGTTGCTCCCATAGCTGTTTTTGTTACATCTTCTACGATCGTATCAATCTGCTCTTTTGTAAGTTTGTCTCTTGTTGCAACCTCAGCATTTGCTTTCTCGATTGCTTTTCTTACTTTTTCAGGTTCAAAATCTACAACCTGTCCGTTACGTTTTACTATCTTGTTCATAATTCATCTCTCCTTTTCTTTGATAGTTATTATTGTTACGTAACTAAATATGTGTTCTATGTCTCTTCGTTTTCGCTTACATTGGCTCAAATGTCGGCATCCCTTGTATGTACCCCAGAGCCTGTAACCGATCCATCCCGGCGACTTCCTGGTATTCACACCATTTCTTTTCATGTTCACACATTCGTCGCCACTCCTCTTTGGTTACACTCTGATCTGGGTACGATTGAACCGATGCTACACTCTTTCTCTCCACTTCTTTTTGGTCCCGTACATTTCGTTTGCTCATATCTTTTCACCTCTCTTTCTATGCATACCTAAATATGTGTCCACAAGAGTGCAAACAAAAAGAAAGAGACCGACCTAAATGATCAATCCCTTTTCTTTTTTTTTATTTCACTGCGCGCAAAATAACTTTTTTAACATCGATATAAGAACAACCATCGCACCAAATTTCATCGCCGTTTTGACCACCAGCTAAAAGTTTTAAACACACTCCTGGTTTCCCATCTTTGCTTCCTTCATAAATGTATCCAATGTTTGAAACGTTTATCATGGTTTTTATGCCTTCTTCTGGATACACAATTTCGATAAATCCTTTAAGAGCTGTAATCATTTTAAAATCCTCCTTTTATTTGCTTATATGTGTTTTGTTATCCTAAATATGTGATGAATACGCATACAAAAACGGCTATATTTCAAGCCGTTTTCTTTCATTTTACAACCATTCGTTTTCGTTAGCAGAACTCATATCCAATGATTTTCCATTCATCGTTGTCGATCTGTTTGTAAACAGGTCGGACACAAAGTCCATCTTCTTTTATGCCAAATCCAGTTCCTGAAATGATTTCGTCTACTTCCCAGCACTGTAAATACTGTTCTCCATTCCAACCACTGAGAGCGATCGGTCTCCCTTCGACCTCTACGATTTCGATGTCTCTGCTTCCTGTCCAAGTTCCAAGTGTGCTCATATTGTTTCCTCCTCTTAATCTTTCCAAAAACAATACAGACAGTTATGAGGACATTTCTTTCTTGGTGTTAAAAGTTCCGTTTTACAGGCAAGACAATGACATCCGTTTCTTCCTTGTGGGTTCTCAGGAAATGTACCGTCATATTTAATTCCCATAATCTGCAGATCCTCTGTACTGATACATCCTTTAATCCGAAATGTCGCTGGAAACTTATATGCAAGGACGTCCTCTGCGCATGTATCAAACTGATAAGGGTACTCACTTAATGCGTTTCCGACAAGATTACGTTGTTCATCAGACGGATAGAAACTTCCACCATACATCGGCGTGAATCCAAGTTTTTGATAACGTTCCCGTACATGCGGATACTCATCCACGATTGAAATACGATATCGGATCTCATTTTCAGGCAAACCCAATGAATGGTAGTAATTTAACATCTCGGAAACTCGCTTGACACCCTTCTCAGTTGGGAAAATAGGATCAATCCGCAATACCATTCTGCTTGCTGGAAATCCAGACTCAATCAATTTCTTCATCTGTGAAAGCTGCTGTTTGTAGTCCGGGACATTTGGTTCCATTCTTGTGTGTCCCCATCCGGTACATGTACAATGCACTACGATAGGAACCTCATTCATATGGCTTAAAACCTTTTTGATGAATGTGTCGTTTAAGTTCTTTGTTATAAGGATGACTCCATCGATTTCCTTTAATTTGTTTTCCCATCTGAAGTCGACGCCAGCATCCCCGTACTCTGTGATTCCAAGTCTCATGTTATCCTCCTTGTTCTCCTTGTTTTGAATATGTTTTTTATCACTATAAATATGGTTTTCTGGGAGCCAAACTAATTTGAAAACAAAAAAAAAGAAATCAACAGGAATGTTGATTTCTTTTTCCGTATCTCATTCACATGTGATTAAGATTTTGCCATACCAAGCCTCTCCAGACACTTCGAATTCATATCCTTTATAATCGATGCTATGTGTCCAATCACACTGCCATCCATTGAATTCAATTTCCGTCCCATAATGTAACTCAAAATCATTTTCAAAGTCACCGGATACGACATGTATGATCTGTATTTCCATTTTCTCTTTTTTAACAGACGCAATCCAGCTATCTAAAAGCTTTTCGACTTCCTCTTTTGCACCGATCTTTCTGTAGTCTATTTCATATCTCATGATTGTCTCCCTCTCTTACTCCATATCGATTGACTCCATCATTCTGCCTTCTCGTCCTTGTTCGAATACAGAACACATATAATCACCGATAAATTCCGCAATCTCATCTCGATTTATACATTTGTTTCCATTTTGTTTATCGTATTCCACGTCCGGACACAGATGTTGCAGCCCATATTGGTCACACATTTTGTTTATCTGATCACAGGCTGCGATTGCCGTGTCCAAACAATCTGCTGTTTTAGATTCGAGCTCCTCAATGTATTCTACATATCGTTCAGAAGTAATATGTTCATCATTTGCCAATGTCCGAGCTACAGAATGTCCGTATGATTCCTTATAAACCGCGTCAAAATAGGTTTGTAACATATGAAACCGCGCATTTACGAATGCAATATCTGATTCAATTTCATCGCGGTCAAAATCTCGGTTCATAATTGCCGTAATCAAGTCATTTACACTACTCATTTCGTTTCCACCTTTCTCGAGTCTCATTTACGCCCTTCCACAATATTATATACCATAATAAGGCTCAAAATTGCGGAAACTCGTCATAATTCTCCAAAATCATCGTCATCATATTCGACGTCTTCCATAGAATCCCCACCAGCATCGTCATTGGCAACCCCACTTTTGTATTCGAACTCTCCGTATGCATTTTGATCCATGTCGCCTGGATTGTATGCATGCTCTGGATTTCTGCCTGCATCTTTCGCAATCTCATACGAAACATCAAGTGCCGGACGGTCACCATATTTCATCTCATTGTCAATGATAAGCTGATCCATAGTTCTGCCTTCACGTCCCTGCTGAAATACGGAATACACATATCGACCAACAAAATCTGCAATCTCTCCTCTGTTTACGCACTTTTCTTTATTGATTGGATCGACTTCGACTTCCGGACACAGATGATCGATTCCATACATATCACACTGACGATTGATCTGTTCACAGGCTGCGATTGCCATATCATGTGCGTGTTTTCTTTTTCCATCAAGATTAACGACCATATCCTGATAGGCTTCTGGTGTCATCATCCCTCCGTGAACTAATGTTAACGCAGTAGAGCTACCGTAAACATGTTCGTAAACTGCATTAAAGTATTTCCGAAACTTATCAAATCGTTCGTTTACAAAACTTATGTCTTCGTTAATATATTCCTGTGAATAATCTCTGTTTGCAATTGCCTTCAACAAGTCATTTACACTACTCATAATGGTTTCCTCCATATCTTCATTTTTCATAAATATGTGCGGAGACCGAACTCTGTATGGCAAAAAAAAAGACACCACCTCAATAGGCAGTGTCTTTCCTGTTTGTTAGAGTTCCTCAAAGTGATCCATAATGTATTCTGCTGCTTCTTTCGCAAATACAGAATCATTGATAAACTTGCCAAAATACGACTGAGTGATGACGGACCCAATCGGGTTTGGTTCAAATGTAAGAATCTTTTTGTCATCGAGTATATCAATCACCGGCAACAAACCAGTGCTTAATACAGGAGTGAATTTTGGAAAGATAATATCCATTTCTGGTCTTCTGTATATAGAATACACGAATTGAATATTACCATCATTGTCTCTAACCAGGTACTCCTTTATCTTTTCTTTCGAATGCTTTTCGTCAAGTTCGATATTCTTCTCATCAAACATAGCATTTCTCCCTTCCTCTTCTCTCTTATTTGTATTCTAAATATGTGTTGTGACAAGGCAGTCTAAAAATTCTGTATCCCATGGTTAGTATACCGTTATTGTTACCAAAAGAAAAGAGACCACATGAATGCGATCTCTATAAATCCTCTCCGACATCAAAATCGTCTGTATTATCCTCTAGGTTGTTTGTTTCTGGAATATTTTCTGATTCTTTTTGTCTTTCATGGTACATTGATATCGTTGCTCCGTTTTCGAATTCGTAAGCCATATCAACCTTTAATGCATAGTTATTTGCAATTGTTATGGCTCTTTCTTCTGGAAATCCATATGATGTATATAAAGCAATTGTCTCTTCAACCGTTGGAAGTAAATCTATATTTACTAACTGTCTGTTTTTTATGTTCTTAACCATTTTTTCTTCAGAATCGTAAAAACTTGTAATTGGTTGCTGCAATAAGCTTAATCTTGTATGAACCGTTGATGATTCTTTGAAAAACATACTATTACCAGAGTCATATATTGGTGCTGGACCTAGATATTGCATTGTGTTTGAATCTCTTAGAATACCAAAATTTCCAAGATGTTCGTCTGTATTACTGATAATGAAATCTGTTAACGTCTGATAATCCATAAAATCACTAATTTCTTGAGCTTCAATTCCTAATTTTGCACATATCCGAATATAGTTATCATATAATGATTTGTCATTTTGCAATTTCGATCCTTCGATAACTTCATATGCGGATACTAATTCAACAGAATCGTTTGTAAATGCATCACATCTACAATAAAGACCATTATCCTCTGTATGTCCCGCAAGATAAGGAACATAAGGGATTGTCGTTTCTTGTAAATCATGCAAATAAGTTGCAAAAGCCTCATTTATCGCCTGCTGTCCAAAATACTTATAACTTTCTTTCACAAGCGTTGGAAATTGTGTTTCGATATCCCAATATTTTTCCATTTGTCCACCTAATGCGGCATTCGAATCATAAGAAGTTGCATTGTGATATGGAACTTTATTGTCAGAAAATGGATTCATACTTGATAACTTCACATCTTCATATTTTACATCCATATCCAGTGGTCGAATCCAATAAGAATCTGTCATTGATAGAGCAAGATTTTTTGCCAGATACATTTTTGTATTCGTACATCCAGCTTGTTTTAATACTTCCTGCATCATTTTTCGAGAAGCAGGAACAGCTCTCCCTTCCCACCAATGTTTCATTCTTCTCGTATCTGCATTTCCCAAAAACGGTGATAACCCACTTCCGTTGTCTTTATATATTTTTAGAGTCCCTGTTTCGTCATCGATAATTAGACTTCCACAAACATCATTTTTATGCATTAATGCGTATTGACTCATAGCAATGCCTCCCATTCTCGTTTTTCATTATCATAATCTTCAATCATCATTTCAGGTACTTGTTTCCGATAACAATCATATAAATCTTGACACATATTTTTTAGAGTGAGCAACATTAAATCTTCATTATTATCTAGTATATGCAACTCTATTCCACTATTCGTTACTTTCCAATAATATCGATATCCAAGATAAGTTCCTTTTCCGTTTTCGAGAAAAGCAATGTTGTTCAGAATCTCATCTATATTGCAATTCAAATATAAACTAAGCTTATATACTGTTTCTGCTGCTTTGTTGTTAATATTTTTCTTATCATTGATCAATTCATTCAATGTTGTATATGGAATTCCACTCTCTTGACTGATTTTATATATGCTTTTCCCAGTTTCTTTTATTTTTTTCTTTAAACGGTCATTCATTGATTATCACTCCTTTGTGTTCATTATAACGCAATTACGTTATATGTCAAGTAAAGTCTAAAAGAAAAGAGACCACATGAATGCGATCTCTCTTCTGTTTTTTAGTTATGATTCCTTATCTCCCAAAGTTTGATACCTCTCATATTGCAAATGAATCCCAAAAGATCCGATTTCTCAGAAAGGAACTTCTCATACTGGCGACGTTCTTTGATATCTACAGGATCCCAGCCTTGTTCCTCCATAATTTCTGCCTGGCTTCCGAGACAAGCATCTACAGAATCATAATACGCTTCTTTCAGTTTCTCATCTGACATTAATGCAGCTTCCTGAAAGATCATGTTTTTCTCTGATTTCTTCATATTGTTTCCTCCTGCTAATATCCGATATATACCGGAAATCCATCAAAATCGTAGTTTCCATACTCTGTTTCGTTATCCATGTCTTCGATTACCTCAGATACATTCCGAATCAGATTATCATAATCGTAATCTAATTCTTCAGCAGCTTCCAATGAAATAAAACCAATAGCACAACTACTGTTTGCCTGCACTTCGATTGGAATTACCTGTTCGCATTCGAGCCTGCCGACGAGTTCTGTGATCTCTTCTATTGTAATCCCTTCATCTAACGGCTTTTGAACGAATGCGGCTTTTGGAATGACACGATTTTCTTCGACCTTCGTTTTGTCTGTAACGATTCCACCATGATCGAATCCATCGAATTTAGCAATCCAGAACCGATCGCATCCGTTTGCGTCTTTTTCAAAGTTAAAATCATTTGCGTCAAGTGGTGTTCTCTGTTTTACTTCTTCACAAACAGGAGAAAATATATTTACCATATATCTTCCGCATTTTGGACACATGAGGTAATTTCTTCCCAAAATCATCCGAAATTTAAGCTCGCATCCGCAACCACAATTTCCAACTATATCACCAAACGGACTCATTGGTAACTTCCAGTTAAGATGATCGCAAGCTTCTTTAAAACTCATTACTTTGTAATCAGTAACATCTTGTAATCTTTTCTTTTCCATACTTCACTTTTCCTCCTTTATTTCGTATGCTTTGTTTTTGTACTCTAAATATGGGTTCAACTCTTCGCATACAAAACAACCGGAGGTACACAAAAGCCTACTCCACTAAATTGGAATAGGCTCTTTCGTTTGTTTCTTATTTGTTTTTCAATTCCTTTCTATATTTTTTGCTGTATCTGTCTAAGATTTTGCAAACAATATAGGTATTTGTCTGTTGTTCGTTTTCAGGTATGGTGTCTTCCGGAATATCCAAATACTCAGCCAGAAAACACAATGCTTTCTGAGCGTCCATTGGTGGGTTGCAGAGACCGTAATCTTCCTGCTTTGCAAGCCAGTCTGTTATCGTTTCTGTCTGATCTTTCTTGTCTTTAATGATCCAGAACCGCTCATTTCCTTCCTCGTCTTTCTCGATGTCAAGCATTGAACGACAAGCCGGATTCAAAGAAATCAGACTTGACATTTGTTTTCCGCAATTACCGCATCTTAATTTTTGTACACCAATTACTCCAGTATACTCAATTTTGCTGTTACCGCAGTCACAGGATACTGGGTAAACTTCGTCATCCTCTGTGAGAGTCCAATTTAACGCTTTTGCAGCTTCTTTGAAACTCATTACTTTGTGATTCGTCATATCTTTCAATCTTTTCTTTGCCATACTTTTTGCCTCCTTTACTTTCGTATGCTTTGTTTTTGTTATCCTAAATATGGGTTCGATTCTTCGCATACAAAACAACCGGAGGCACACAAAAAGAGCCAACTATAGTAGTCGACTCTAATTGTTGCTGTTTTAGTATCCTTTGACTGCTTCCCAAACACGTGCAACAGTCTCAAGATTCAATTCGTGCTCGCTTGAAATAATCCAGTCCTCGTTATAATCTCTGCTGATCACGAAACGTAAGTCTCCGCACCAATACACTTCAATTTCTTTTCCAGGTGTCTCTATGACGTCCCAGAATCTGCCGCCTTCTAAGCATTTTCTGACACGATTTGCTGCTTCTGTTACTGATCTTGTCATAATACTTTTTGCCTCCTTTGTTTTCGTATGCATTTGTTTTGTTATCCTAAATATGGGTTCGATTCTTCGCATACAAAACAACCGGAGGCAAAAAGAGAGACCAACCAATTGGTCAGTCTCTGTTTCTTGTTAGTCGACTTTAATTCCAGTACATTCGTAAAAAATATCTGGATCAAAGTTTGGAATCGCCTTGATGATTTCTTTATCGTCTATATCAAGACTATCCCACCACATCTGACAACATTCAGACTTATCAAGCTCCTTAAGATATCCACCTGTTGTCTTATATGTTGAGTGTGCTACTTTTTCTTCATCCGTCATGTCGTCTGTATTCACCCATTCAGCAGCACTTTTTGGTATCTGTCTCAGTAATTCCCTGGCCTTTGAGTCTAACCAATCCTGATAGGTCATATCTGACGGTTTGTCGAACAACATGATTTTGTGTTCTTTTACATTGAAACAACCTGCGTTGAAAGACGAATTATTAAAATCCCCAGTATTGAAGCTTCCGCTGTTCATATTCCCGGTGTTCCTGTCCCCGGTGTTTCCACTCCCGGTGTTGCATTCCCCGATGTTGCAGTTTCCAGTGTTCCAGTCCCCGATGTTCCTGCTTCCGGTGTTGTAGTCACCGGTGTTACAATTCCCGTTGTTACAATCCCCAGTATTCCAATCCCCGGTGTTGAGGTCACCAGTGTTACAGTGCCCAGTGTTCCTGCTTCCGGGGTTCCTGTTCCCAGTGTTCCTGTTTCCGTTGTTCCTGCTTCCGGTGTTCCAGACCCCAGTATTCATGTCTCCGGTATTGCCTATCCCTGTGTTTTCTTTTCCAATGTTTACGATTGTCAAGACTTCCATCCAAGGAATCTCTCTTACAATATGGATTTTATTTGTGCAGGACTTGTCGCCGTCTGTTCTTACCTCACCATAAGCAATGACTTCGGCAACTTTGTTGTTGCTGTCAAATTTGTAATAATTGAAGCAGTCGGCAGCCTTTTCGCAAAAGTGAAATCCTCGGTCACAGCAACTTGGGTTAACATCTTCCTCAAATGTTTTTCCTACTTCATACTGAAAATTTCGGCAAGTCCAGTCTGGATTAAATACTTTAAATCCATGTACTGGTTCGTGATTTGTTACATTATTACTCATTTTTCGTTTCCTCCTTTTTGTGTGCTAAATATATTTGTTATCCTAAATATGGTATTAAGTACTTGCACACAAATACTTTGGAAACGAAAAGAGAGACCAACCAATTGGTCAGCCTCTGTTTTTCGTTAGTCGACTCTGATTCCAGTACATTCGTAAAAGACTTCAGAATCAAAGTTTGGAATCGACTTAATGATTTCTTTGTCTTTTGCAGCAAGATTATTCCACCACAACTGACCACATTCAGACTCGTCAAGCTTACTCATTTTTCGTTTCCTCCTTTTTGTGTGCTAAATTTATTTGTTATTCTAAATATGGTATTAAGTACTTGCACACAAATACTTTGGAGACAAAAAGAGAGACCAACCAATTGGTCAGTCTCTGTTTTTCGTTAGTCGACTCTGATTCCAGTACATTCGTAAAAAATATCTGGATCAAAGTTTGGAATCGCTCTGATGGTGTCTTTGTCTTTTGTTTCGAGATTGTTCCACCACAACTGACCACATTCAGACTCGTCAAGCACTTTCAGGTAACCGCCTGTTGTCTTGTATTCCGGATACTGTTCCTTTTCTTCATCAGTCATGTTGCCTGACCAAATCCATTCAACAACATCCTTTGGTATCTGCTTTAATAACCACCGTGCATCAGATTCACACCAGTCACTATAGGTCATATCTGACGGTTTATTGAACAGCAATATCTTCTGTTCTTTTGTATTGAAACAGCCAGTATTAAAAGATGACTTGTTCCAATCCCCCGTATTCCAGTTGCCAGTGTTCCTATCCCCAGTGTTATTATTTCCTGTATTCTTGTACCCGGTGTTGTTGTTCCCGGTGTTCCAATACCCGGTATTCCAATCCCCTGTGTTGTAGTTTCCGGTATTGTCGTTTCCGGTGTTCCTGTCTCCGGTGTTCCTGTCTCCAGCGTTACAAATCCCGGTGTTCCTATTCCCAGTGTTCCTGTCCCCAGTGTTACAGTGCCCGGTGTTTTTGGTCCCGGTGTTCCTGTTCCCGGTATTCCAGTTTCCTGTGTTCCTGTTTCCAGCATTACAGTCCCCTGTGTTCCTGTTCCCGGTGCAATTCTTTCCAAGATTGATGATTCGCAACACTTCATCCCAAGGAATTTCACGCACTATTTCAAGTTTGTCGGTACAGGACTTGTCACCTACTGTCAGCACCTCACCGTAAGCAATGACTTCTGCAACCTTGTTTTCACTGTCAAAATCATAATAATTGAAGCAGTCAGCAGCAGTCTGGCAGAAGTGCATACCATGACAACAAACCTCAAGTTTTCCTTCTTCTTCAAACTTTCCAGGACAGGTATATTGTTTTGGTTTAGCTCCTGCTGGTCTACAGGTCCAATCCGAATCAAAAACCTTATATCCATGTACTGGTCCACTTATTTTTGTTACTTCACTCATTTTGTTTCCTCCTTTTCGGTGTGTGTAATTGTTTGTTATCCTAAATATGGGATTCATAGTTCGCATACAAAACAAAAGAGCTACCACGTCGGTAACTCCATTTGTTTCTCTTTTTAGCCTGTAAATCCGCCCGTATTAACTCTCAGACAATACTTGAAATTATCTTTGATCAGTCTGTTAATCGTCTGACGGATCTCGGTAAGGTCGTCTTCTGGATACAGTATCAGCATCTGATATAGCTTTTTGACTGGGATTCCCTCTTTAATATTCACGTCATAGTCATCACAGAATGAATACGCTCCCTGATTTCCAATCATTTTTAGAATATCTTTTCGTTCTTCTTTTGGCATGTCCGGATAACATAATTTTGGAATTACAGGAATTAACAACTCTCCAGTTACTTGAATAGCTTCTTTAAGCGCATCAAGATACTCTTCGTCTGTATTCTCGCTATCCAGTTCTGTATAATATCTGGCACAATAAGTACAGAATTCAGATAATCCCCACATATAGTTATATCGAAGTTTGTTGAGTATGATTTTACTTGGCTTCACTGTAAAAATATCCACAATGTACTCTGGCGGAATGACACCATCGTAATTGTATTCATCAGATACATTTCCCTGGTCGACTAATTCCATTTTGTCTTCGTCTGGAACCGCAATTTTGATCACAGTATTTGTCCCAAGCATGATTGACCAGGCATCAATACTACTTTCGGAACACAAACAAAGTCTTTCTTCTTTGTCTCCGATTGATTTTGACCGTTTCCCAAGCATTGGTTTTAATCCTTCTTTCTGGATCGCGGTAATAAATTCTGGCTGTGTCAAATGATAATAGTAATTCATTTCGTTTCCTCCTTTTTCGTATGCAGTATGTTTTGTTATTCTAAATATGGAACTAAGATGTGCATACGAATGAACGGAAACAAAACAAATCAAAACAAAAAAGAGCTACCGTATTGGTAACTCCCTTTGTTTTTAGTTAGTTAAGATCCACTGTATATGCAATTGGATACCAGTTCCATCCAGGTCTAACTTTTGAACAAAAATAGTTCATAAGTGTTTCTGGTGTACGTCCTAACTTTCCATAGTCTTCCGATTCACACAAAACAGGATGAGTTTCCATGATTTCGTTCATAACCTGACAGATATGAACATAAACGTCATCTGTAGCAACAATAATAATCGGTGTTGTTTCATCCCCTTCATCAAATTGGAAATTAAGATTAATTGGTATAATATTCATTTCGTTTCCTCCTTTTTCGTATGCAATATATTTTTGTTATTCTAAATATGGGACTAAGACGTGCATACGAATGAACGGAAACAAAACGAATCAAAACAAAAGAGCTACCATGTTGGTAACTCTCTTCGTTTTCAGTTATTTTGTTACACTTTCCGGAATCTCAATGTGTTCCATCGCTTCAATAACTCTCTTGTTGTACAGCCAGTTTGTCCACGGATTTTTGAGTCCATTTTGTGCGTTTTCTACTTTTTCGTTCCATTCGTTCACGCACTCAATGATTATTTCTTTCTCTTCATAAGCTGGATTCTCTTCCAGCAAACAAACACTTGCAGACAACAATGCGTATTCCTTATTATTGTTTGCAATATCCGAATCCGCACTATTATGCTGATTCCAGATCGACTCAAACATTAATGTAAGCCAAATGAAACCCAATACTAAAAACAGACTACCGAAGAAAACACCTGCATTCTTCTTCTTTGTTTTCCTCTTTTGGATAACGCTGATTGCAATGATAGCGATTCCGATAACAATAAATACGATTCCCATTAATACCATTAACATAATTTGTTTCCTCCTTTTTCGTATGCGGGTTGTTTTGTTATCCTAAATATGGAACTAAGACGTGCATACAAATGAACGGAAACAAAGCAAAACAAAAAGAGCTACCATATTGGCAACTCTCCTCGTTTTTCGATTATTTAATCATGTTTTCCGGAATCTCAATGTATTCCATCGCATCAATAACTCTCTTGCTGTACAACCAGTTTGTCCACGGACTTTTAAGATATCGTCTCCCGTTATCTACTTTTTCGTTCCATTTGTTGACGCTTTCAATGATTGCATCTTTTTCTTCATAGTTCGGATTCGTTTCTAACAAACAGACACTTGCAGATAATAATACGTATTCATTGTTATTGTTTGCAATATCAGAATCCGCACAGCTATGTGCTTCTAATATTATCAAAGCCATCGTCATTACCCATGTGATTCCAACTACCAAAGCAAAGCTACCTACACACAAAGCACCCATTTTGTTTTTCTTCGCTGTTTTATTTTGGGTAACTCCGATCCAGATGACAACAAATCCCACAACAACAAACATAATTCCTAATAATGTAAATAACATTTTCGTTTCCTCCTTTTTGTATGTAATATGTTTTGTTATCCTAAATATGGAACTAAGATGTGCATACGAATGAACGAAAACAAAACAAAAAGAGCTACCGTGTCAGTAACTCTTCTCGTTTTCGGTTATTTAATCAGGTCTTCCGGAATCTCAATGTATTCCATTGAGTCGACTATATTCTTGTTCCATAACCAGCTGGTCCACGGATCTTTGAGATACTTTCTTCCGTTGTCTACTTTTTCGTTCCAGTCGTTGACATTTTCGATGATTGTATCCTTTGCTTCATCATCCGGATTCGCTTCCAGCAAACGAATATTTGCACACAGCATTACGTATTCTTTCTGATTGTTTGCTATCTCCGAATCCTCTTTCATACGCTGCAATCCAATGACCTCGAATACAAATGCCATCCATGCAAATCCAACCGACAGAAATACAATTCCAAGGTATTTGCCTACTTTCTTGAATTTTGGAACCTTAATACAGAGCCAGATGATAATAATTCCAATAACTATTAATACAATTCCAGTCAATGTAATCAACATAATTTGTTTCCTCCTTTTTTTTGTATGCGGGTTGTTTTGTTATCCTAAATATGGACGAAATAAGGGCATACTAAAGATGGGAAACAAAATGATATAAAGAAAAGCCACACTTTGTTCTCTGTTGTGTGACTTTTCTTGGTATGAGGTGTATCGGACTAATCGGTTAAGGCTGTGTTACTAAACGGATTAGTTCCCAATGTTACGTTGTTACCAAATGCTGTTGTTAGTGTTGATTTGCTTGTATATGTCTGTCCTTTATAGGTTACAGATGCTAAACTTATACAATCATTAAATGCCCCATTTCCAATGCTTGCTGCTCTATCTGGTATTGTGATTGAGGCTAAACTAATACAACCACTAAATGCACCTGATTCAATACTTGTTACGCTGGTTGAGACTGTAATTGATGTTAAACTAGTACAACGTGAAAATGCACTGTCTTTAATGTTTGTTACACTGTTTGGAATTGTGATTGCTGTTAGACCAGAACAACGAGAAAATGCATGGTCTCCAAGACTTATTACACCGTCTGGTACGGCAATTGAGGTTAAATTGGAACAACCGTAAAATGCATAACTTCCAATACTTGTTACACCGTTTGGTACTGCAACGTCTGTAAGCGAAGAACAATTATAAAATGTATTATTGCCAATACTTGTTATACTATCCGGTATCGTAATGTTTGTTAATGACGAACAACCATAAAATGCGTAATTTCCAATACTGGTTACGCTGTCTGGCATTACAATTGATTTTACTTCCGGTTTTGCCTGTAGTACGGAATACGCAGACGCTGGATCAGTTTTATAATTATTAAATGCATAGTCTTTACCTACATCGATTCCACTCTCTTCCCAAGTACAAACCATTTTTCCATCTGCATCATACAATCCTGCTACTAATTCTTTATTGATTCCGATCGCAAACTCAAAATTTCCTGACCAATCACCAGACGTAAGTTCGTTTGCTACAATATTACCTGTCGTGCTGCCACCATCCGGTAGATTCACCTGATCGGCTGCAAACTCTGTAATATCCTGTGTAATAGTTCCAGTGACCGCAGCCTTTCCATTCGAATCCGTCAATTGCATGGTCGCATCAGGAGTAACAGTAACCGTCTCATTCCCGGAAATGTCACCCTTTACTTTAACGTCATAGGTTGCACTCTTATTTTGCCCTAAAGTAATCGTCTTCGGAATGGTTACAGTAAAAGCGGAATCCTGTTGATATGTGATAGTTGCTCCCTGATTTCCTGTCGTTGTTGCTTCCTGTGTTGTGTTGTCCGGATTTTCGGCTGCCAATGTTGGAATCGTAGGTGTCATCGTCATGATCGCAGCCAGAACAAGCAGACAACTCACTGCTTTTCGTTTCATAATATTTCGTTTCCTTTCTTTGTGTTCAAAACTAAATTGTTTACGAGTAACAGCCTAAATATGGTCGAAACACAAACAGAGGAAACGAAAAAGAACCGGAAACAAAACAATCTGTCTTCAAAATAGACAAAACCATAAGTATATCTTATAATGATGTATGTCAGTGATAACAAATACGAATACAACGGAGGAATTTGAAGTATGGGAAACTATTATGATACGAAATGTTTAGACTGTGAGTATGAATTTCATGCTGTATACGGTTGCTCTGGCAGCAGTCAGAAAGAAAGCAAAGTTATAAAGTCAATCGAAGACGGTAACAGAACCGATGAACTCGCACTCGTGTACAAAACAATGGAACGCCCACGAATTGAAGTCAATTCGGTCCCGTTCTTTTGCAAACACTGTCGGAAACTCTTCACTTATGACGTAACTCTTGTTTGCGGAAAATATGGGACCTACGAAGAAAAGGTCGCACATTGTCCGGACTGTAATGAGATTTCCTACCTGCCGATCCCACAAACAGTATTCATGAAACAAGAAAAGGAATCCTGCTGCCCGTGTCCGAAATGCAACGGGTACGGATTTGTGGTTATAAAGTCTGGGATCTATGACTAACGGACACAAAAAGAGCATTTTCCATAAAGAAAAGAACCCGTACACAAATCTGTGTATAGGTTCCTTTTCTGTCTGTTACTCTACTTTGATTCCTGTGCATTCGTAGAAAATCTCAGGGTCGAAGTTCGGAATCGCCTTAATAGTATCCTTATTTGCATCCGAAAGATTATCCCACCACTTCTGCGCGGTTTCGGAATTATCAAGCACTTTAAGATAACCACCTGTTGTTTCGTAGGTTGGATGTTCACGTTTCTCTTCATCCGTCATAGCACTCTTATATACCCATTCAACAATATCCTTTGGCATCTGATTTAACAAACAATTTGCCCCTGATCCTAGCCAACGACGAAATGTCCAATCCGATGGTTTGTTAAACAACATAATTGTTTGTTCTTTTGTGTTGAAACAGCCGGTATTAAAAGATGATTTGTTCCAATCCCCGGTATTACTGTCTCCGATATTCCTTTTTCCGGTGTTCTCGTTTCCGATATTACTATCTCCAGTATTCTCGTCTCCGATATTACTATCTCCTGTGTTCTTGTATCCAGTGTTACCGTTTCCGGTGTTCCAATTTCCTGTATTGAAATCTCCAGTGTTGCCGTCCCCAGCATTACCTGTTCCAGAATTCCAGTATCCAGAACTCCAATCTCCAGTGTTTTCGTTTCCTGCATTACAGTTTCCGGTATTGCCTATCCCTGTGTTTTCTTTTCCAATGTTTACGATTGTCAAGACTTCTATCCAAGGGACCTCTCGTACAATCTGGATTTTGTTTGTGCAAGATTTATCCCCATCTGTGTCTAATTCTCCAAGTGCAATTACTTCTGCAACTTTGTTTTTTGGATTAAAAACGTAATAGTTAAAACAGTCAATAGCTTCTTTGCAAAAATGAAACCCTCTACCACAGCAACTCGGTTTAACATTTTCTTCAAATGTTTTTCCAACCTCATACTGAAAATCTCTACAGGTCCAGTCTGGATTAAACACCTTGTATCCGTGTACAGGTTCATTATTTATTACATTATTACTCATGTTCAGTTCCTCCTTTTTCGTATGCGTTTGTTTTTGTTATCCTAAATATGGAACCGAACGTTCGCATACAAAAAGAGCCAACCGTGAAAGGTTGACTCTTCTTGTTTTTGTTAACACTTCTTTGCAAAGAAAAAAGAACCCGTACACAAATCTGTGTATAGGTTCCTTTTCTGTCTCTTTTACTTGGATTCTTCAGATTTAATCAGATTTCTTTCTTTTGAATCTTTTTTTGCAAGAATTTTCTTATCAATCTCTGCGAATACAGGCTCCAATTTCAAAAGCAATTCGTATCCAGGTTCTCCCGGTTCGAACGGTCTGATTGTTTCATCCATGATCATATACTTGTTTTCGCTCATTGTCATAACTCCTTTCGCAAATGCTTGAATTTAATCAGTTTTTCTTTTTCGGTTAGCGTCTCATTCTTTTGATAAATATGAGATAAAGTTAATGATTGTGCCGTTTTCACATCAGAGATATACGTTTTTACTTCTTGAAAATAGTTTTCGTATTCTTCTAATATTTTGGGACTTACGTCAGACACTACGTATATATCTCCATCATGACACGCAATTATTGAAAACTTTACTTTCGGTTCATCTAAAAATGTTGTTAAATCCTTGAATGATGGTCTAACATTTAACGAATGATTATGTATGATTATAACATCATCCTTACAGTTCTGAACTAATGCATACTCTTTTTCGTTAAATCCAGTTCCTGATATTGTCCCACTTCCAAGTCTAGTAATATTATCAACAACAAGATCACCGGTTCTTGCATTGACCGCAATCATTCTTTCAGACTCCTGACCATCTACAAATTCTAGCAATCTGCCAGTTTCTCGATACAATCCCTCTCGTACCGGCTTACTAATCTGTAACATTTCGAGATTATCAAACAAACGATGATACTCAATTGAGTTTACAAACGTTCTGTCTACTGAAAAAGCATTTGTTTCTAATTTTCGAGATATTAGTGACTGTTCGTGTTCAAGTTGTTCCATTAACATCTTTTCATCTCTGTCTTGGCCTTGACTATCATAACGATCGTCCTCGAACACATCATCAAATACATCGTCTTCGAAATCCATGTTTTCTACCTCCTATTATATCATATTGTTCACAATTAATACAATAAAAGGATCTCTCGTTTCTCCTCTTATTGTGTAATTGTTTTTGTTATCCTAAATATGGGTTTTATGAATATGTTATAGGTCTCGAAAACCATACAAAAAGAGCCAACCATCAAAGGTTGACTCCCATTGTTTTTGTTAACACTCTTTTATCTCGAGTAATTCGAGCTGTTTTGCTACGTCCATCCATCCATGCGAGCATCCAGTGAAGTCTGAGATGTAATCCTCCATATTTGTCTCGTCATACATTTCAAAGCTAAATTTGAAACTACGGATCTCGTCATCAGAATAGATGTCAGTACCATCATACATATCTTTGAAAATAACACTTAATAGAGTAGTTTCAGCAAATGTACGCTCGATACTGTCTTTGTCTGTTCCGTATCCGTATTTCTTCCAGATATCATCGAAAGCACGTCCGGCACCTATTTTTACTTTGACAACCAATCCGTATTCGCTCTTTTTGTTTCGTTTCATATACAGGTTAAAAAATTCGATATCTTCCTGTAACGCAAACAATTTCTTATAATACTCCTCCGTTGTCATGCCTGACTTCTTAATAAGCTGTCTCAGTTCGTTAGTTGATAATCTGTTCATTTCGGTTTCTCCTTTTCGTATGCGTTTGTTTTTGTTATCCTAAATATGGAATCGAACGTTCGCATACAAAAAGAGCCAACCCGAAGGTTGACTCTCATTGTTTGTTTACGGACTAGCTGCAGACTAGATCTCAGTTACCAGTTTGATAACAGGACCTCTGTCTGTCTCTCTGTATGAGAATCCGACTACGTTCTGCTTCTCATCACCGAAGTAATAAGTTGCAGTTTTTGTCTCTTCGTCATACTCCTTGCCGCAGTAAACGGTGTGACCTTCCAGAGCCTCTACGATCTTCGGATCTTTTAAGATCTTCATACCGTATTTGTCTGCTCTTACAAAGATCTGGTCTTTGTCGAATACAGTTACAGAAGGAGCACTCTTTGTAGATCCACCAAGGTATACTTTCGCATCCATGGAGTTTACAAGGAAGGTTCCAACTTTTCTGCCGTCCATTGTGAACAGGCGAATTGTTGGCTGTTCCTCATCTGTAAGGTATCCGTCATCGTCGATTGTGTCTTTGGTTACAACAACGAGATCTTTACGACCTGCCTGCTCTACCATGCGGACACTTTCGATCGGAACCGCAAATCCGGAACCAGAGCCACCGAACTCTTTGAGGTATGCATCGTATGCATCTTCAGAATCCTCGTCATCCTCATCAAGATCTTCCTCGTAGCAGAAATCCTCATAGTCCATAACCTTGCCGTTATCTCCGAAGAATGATACGCCTCTTACGGTTGTATCTTCTCCAGTACCGGTTGCCATGATCTGGATGAGATCGCTGGAGCAGATCTCTTTGACATCTGTTACCTTGCCATCCTTATCTTTGATCTCAACTGGTGTGACCACCGTTTCAATAAAGTAAGTACGGTCATCGATAACAACCGCCTTTGTGTTGGCTGGGACTGTGAATCCTGCGTCCTTGAATGTTCCAACGAAGTCCGGATCGGCAGAAAACTGAGCATTGAAGGTATAAACCTCAAGTTCCTCATCTTCTGGCTCTCCAACTCCAAGGATTACCAATCCAGGAACCGCACCAAGTACCTTCTGAGCTTTGATGCTGCCAAGGGATACTGTTGGTCCGTTATCGATCACTAAATCCCCGTCTACGATTGCTGCATCTGCTGTCGGTTTCGGGTTCGGATTGTATTTGAAGTGTGCAAACATTGTGTTAATGCCGCTTAATACAATCTCGTTTGAGTCTGTAGTGCCGTCCTCAAGGATCTTTGCGACCTTGATAGCACCTGACTCCGCATCGTACTCTGTAATGCGATATAAGCTGTCATCGTTGCTCATTGCTACCTCGATACCAACTACCTCACGTCCTGCTTCTGCTGTTGCTTTTACGATTTCCATAAGTTTCATAATGTTTTCCTCCGTTTTTAGGTAAGATTTTATGATTGTAACAACGCATGTTTCATATTCTACACAGACCGTCCACCCAGATGTTCACGCCTCATTAGGTCGCTAGTGACTCGGTGTCCTTTCATTGTCGTCTTCTTTTCCTGTGCTCCATGAATCATTGCATTTGTTTACATTCCTAAATATGGTATGGACGGATGCAAACTAAAACGAAAAAAGATTTACCGTTTGAACAATCATAAAGAACTAAATCTCATGGAATTCTATTATCTGGACAAAAAAAAAGAGACAACCATAATGGTCATCTCTTTGATGTATTTTAAAATTCATATTCTACTGCATCCTGTCTATCCATAAAGAAATGAATACCAGGTGAACACTCATTCCATCGATTATCATCAAAGTCAGATACTTCTGCAATTTCTCCAACGCGGTAAACAAAACGAGAATCAAAATCCGATTCTATTTCTTGTAATCCGCTATCAGATCCGTCTATATTTTCGATAGCTAAGACCAAAGCTTTACTACACCTGCATTTCTTTGTTGTTGCAGATGATCGTTTTGCATCTTCACAAATCTGAAGTTTTACAATATATTCACAGACTGCTTTCTTATAACCAATGAATGAACCAGTTTCCGGACATGCAATCGGATAATCGATTTTTGTATCTTCACTGATTTCTACATAGATTATATTTGCGTTTTTAAGATTTACTCCGAATAGATTCGTATCCCTAAGATTCGCTCCGTACATATCTGCCTCACTAAGATCAGCATTTCTGAGATCCACTCCGTTAAGATTTGCATAACAACAATACGCTCCGTACATATCAGCTTCTCTAAGATCCGCTTCTGTAAGATCCGCTTCTGTAAGATCCGCTTCTCTAAGATCCACATTTCTAAGGTTCGCATTTCTAAGATCCGCATTGCTAAGATTTGCCTCTCTAAAATCCGCATCTCTAAGATTCGCACTGCTAAGCTTTGCTTCGTGCAGATTCGCATTTCTAAGATTCAAGCCACTCAGATTCTTATATGATAAATCTGCTCTCATGGACTCCCATCCATCGATATCCTTATTGAGATAATGCTGATGGTTCTCGATGATCTTGTTTAATTCATTTTGTGTCATATTTTCGTTTCCTCCTTTTTCGTATGCTTATGTTTTGTTATCCTAAATATGGACTGAAATGATTACATACAAAACAAACCGGAAACAAAAAGAGACAACCACGACGGTTATCTCTTTGATATGTTTTTAAAATCCATATTCAACTGCATCCCGTCTATCCATAAAGAAATGGATACCAGAAGCGCATTCTCTCCACCGATCGTTATCAAAATTATATACTTCTGCAATTTCTCCAACGCGATAAATAAAGCAAGGATCAAAATGCGATTCTATTTCTTGTAATCCGCTATCAGATCCGTCCATATTTTCGATTGCTAAGACTAAAGCTTTACTACACCTGCATTTCTTTGCTGTTGCAGATGATCGTTTTGCGTCTTTACAAATCTGAAGCTTTACGATCTTTTCAGAGACTGCTTTTTTATAACCAATGAATGAACCAGTTTCTGGACATACAATCGGATAATCGATTTTTGTGTCTTCACTGATCTTTGCATAGATTATATCTGTATTTTTAAGATTTGCTCCGTACAAATTCGCATATCTAAGATCCGCTCCGTCAATATTTGCCTCACTAAGATCTGCATTACTAAGATCCGCATGTCTCAGATTCGCATATCTAAGGTCTGCATTTCTAAGATCTACCTCTCTAAGATTCGCATTTTTTAAATCTGCTCTGTACAGATTCGCGTTTTTAAGATCCAATCCGCTCAGATTCTTATATGATAAATCGGCTCTCATGGATTTCCATCCGTCAATATCCTTATTGAGATAATGCTGATGGTTCTCGATGATCTTGTTTAATTCATTTTGTGTCATATTTCGTTTCCTCCTTTTTCGTATGCTTTTAATTTATTATCCTAAATATGGGTTTTGCGAATAGCATACAAAATGCCGGAAACAAAAGAGACTAACTTAATAGTCAGTCTCTTCTATTTGTTTACGGATTTCTTTTTTCAGACCTCTCTGTCTGACATGTTCGCAAAGTTCTTCGTACACTCCATTACGTTTTAATTCTTTTGCGAACCGTTCATAAAATCTTTCCATCTTGGTTTATTTTCTTTTATTACTTTTCAACAGTCGCATTAAATGAACCCCTTAAAAGACAAAGTATAAGCCAAATACCAGTGGCAATTGACCACTTAAATGTCAATCCAAAACACATTGTAATCAGCTTAATAACGCCACAAGTTACAATCCAACTTAATCCGAAACTAATAACAAAAATCAATATTATAACGATTGCTGCTGCTAATTTGCTCACTATTAATTTACTTCTTTTACTCATATTTTGTTCCTCCTCGATTAATCATTAATAGATTTACTTTAAATATGTGCTATGTATATACAAGAAATAACAAATGTTCTGTAAATATGTCATAGCTCTCGAAACCTATAAAAAAAAAGACCAAGCATTAAAGCCTGGTCTCTCTGTTTTTTTTAATCTGCTAGAATCTTATCATACGGGATACGATATCGATCCGTGTAATCTTCTGTTTCCGGATCAGAAAATACATACAAGTCGATATCCTTATTATCCGGTTTCAGGTTTGCAACCTCTGCCAGTTCTCCAGACTTAACTTCTGCCAGTGCGAGGTCAATCATATCACCGTCTTTTTCGTACATGAGTCCGATCTGCTTTGTTCCGTAATCAGATTCGCCGTTTGCCAGAACAAGGTTTCCTCCATTTGCTGGTACTCTCACGACAACGCTTAAATCGTTACCAAAGAACAGCTCCGGAGCCTGTAATGTATCCTCTTCGTCTTCATTACAAGCGGTAAAAGCACATGCGTCGTCCAGTCTTTCCATAGCCTCATCCAGGTCCGTCAATTCGTATGCCTGAATCTCATCGAGTACATCGAAAAGGACATCCTCTGATGTTTCCGCAAGTTCGCTTTCGAGCTTTTCGCATACCTGTCTGGTCAATTCCGCCAGATTCATAGCCAGTTTTAAATGTTCTCTTATCGTTTCTTTTGTCATAAAGTTTCCTCCTTTTTCATATGCTTTTAATTTGTTATCCTAAATATGGACTGAAGCAATTACATACAAAACAAACCGGAAACTAAAAGAGACAACCATAACGGTCATCTCTTTAATTTACTTTTAATATTCAACTGCATTTTGTCTATCCATAAAGAAATGAATACCTGGTGCACATTCGTTCCATCGATTATCATCAAAATTATATACTTCTGCAATTTCTCCAACGCGATAAATAAAGCAAGGATCAAAATGCGATTCTATTTCTTGTAATCCGCTATCAGATCCGTCCATATTTTCAATTGCTAAGACTAAAGCTTTACTACACCTGCATTTCTTTGTTGTTGCAGATGATCGTTTTGCATCTTCACAGATCTGAAGCTTTACGATATATCCGTAGATTGCTTTCTTATAACCAATAAATGAGCCAGTTTCCGGGCATGTAATCGGGTAATCGATTTTTGCATTTTCACTGAGATCGGTTCCGGACAGGTATGCATTTCTAAGATTTGCCTCTCTAAGATCCGCCTTTCTGAGATCTGCTCTTAATAGATTCGCTTCTCTAAGATCCGCGCCTCTAAGATCCACTCCGTACAGATTTGTATCACCACAAACCGCACTGTACAAATCCGCATCTCTAAGGTACGCATTGCTAAGATCTACTCTGCACAAATTTGTATGCAAACAAAATGCTCTGTACAAATTTGCTTCGCTAAGATCTGCATCTCTAAGATCCGCTCTACTAAGATCCGCCTTTCTAAGATCCGCCTTTCTAAGAACCGCCTTTCTAATATCTGCCTTTTTAAGATCCGCCTTTCTAAGATCCGCATATGCAAGATCCGCATTGTTAAGATTCGCATCTCCAAGATTCGAATTGCTAAGATTCGCATTTCTAAAATTCGCCTCTCTAAGATTCGCATTTTTAAGATTCAAGCCGCTCAAATTCTTATCTGATAAATCTGCTCTCATGGATTCCCATCCATCGATATCCTTATTGAGATAATGCTGATGATTCTCGATGATCTTGTTTAATTCATTTTGTGTCATATTTTCGTTTCCTCCTTTTTCGTATGCGTTTAATTTGTTATCCTAAATATGTGATAAGATGTTCGCATACAAAATGATTGGAAACAAAAAGGAAAAGAAACAACCATGATGGTTATCTCTTTGTTTTTTTTAATTACAAACGGAAACAAAATCAAACGGGAACAAACCTTATGTATTCATTCCATGTCCGTTCCAACTGCAGGAATATCGTTAATTCCGTTTTTGATTAATTTCTCAACGATTTTGATACGTTTATCTTTGTACACTCTAAACGATTTATTCTCTACTAATGTATACAAATCTGCTCTCTGGTCTGAAAAGTATCTTTCGTTTTTGTCTAAAGCTTCATTCGTAAACAAAATATTCATGGAATCATTCTCTTTTACTAGTTTTCTTAACGCATTAAAAACATCATGAATACCAGAGAAATACGCTTCTTTTGTTTTCTCTTCGTTCGTATTCAACTGACATCTCAACAAATAAAACAGATATACGGCATACATTATATACGGATTATAAAACGGTAATACAATATCGCTGTTGTTTCCACAACGAAAAACACGTAAGATCATGCCGTTTTGATACACGGTATTCTGTTCTAATATATCTTGATCCAACATTTGTAACAAAGAACCTGTCAACATTTCCTGATTTTGTTGAGAGACCCTGTTTTCCATTTGTTCTATCGTTACAAAATTATCCGTATTCTTCTCTCGTTTCATTTCAATTACCTGTTGATACAGCAATTCATAAACTTCTTCAATCGTATTCAAACTCACATTGTTATTCTTTTCTTGTGTCCACGTGGCAATATTTCCTATTTTGTTTACCTGTTCGATTCGTGACTCAAAATTAATTTGTTTCCATGTGAACATCATTTTAATCGTATCTAAAAACGCCGGATTCAAATTACTCTGTAACAAATCCAGTTTTATCTCTGATGTATTGAAATATACTTTTAATTTCGATTCAAATAGAATCCAAGTATAAAGATTCGTAAAACATTCGATTAAATTTAAAAGCAGCACATATGATATACGTTCAGTTGTATTTTCTAACCATTTCCCAATCTCAGTATCTGCGTATAGTTTTCTGCAGATATTAACTGCATTTTCGTATCTAATTGAATTCACAACCACAAATGTGGTAAACAGTACAGCTATGTTGCCATCTTTTAACTCTTCGTAACGGCATTTGATGATCAACGATTTCATAAATGAACCTGTTTTGTTATACCAATTCGAGTTCATGTATTGGAAAAAGCCACAGGAAATCTTCTTTGTCTCTGTATACGATTCCTTATTGTCATCCATATAATACGAATTATCTGTATATTTCCACTCTTCAGAAAATCTCTGTAATTCTATAAACGTTTCTTTCGGAACAATACTATATTGATGATTTTCTTCCGTTTCTGACTGATTGCTCTCATAATCTGAATCTGAAATCAAAAGCAAATTCGTTGTAGGTAGACTGTCGAAAATCTTTATTGAAATGTTTCCAATCATAACTATTCTCTCTTTCTGTATGCATTATTGTAAATATGTGTCGAGACGAAACAAAGAAACATTGCAAGAATCTAATGCGCGACACAATATGTTGTGATATAATACTGTTAGCGAGAAACAACATAACACATATTTATGTTAGGATAATATATACATACGAATAAAAGGAGAGCTAAATGCTTATCCCTGTTTATGTACAAAAATTACAGGGATAAGTCAGTGGCGGACTTTTCTCTGTTTATATAGATTAATATACAAAAGAATGGAGAAAACCATATGACAATTTCAAAAGAGATGCTGGAAAAGATCGCATTACTCAGACCGATTGATGACGTTCTTTTTGCACAGCTCGTAGTAGATATCAGAACATGTCAAGAAATGCTTCAAAAAGTCATGAAAGATTCAAATCTTGTGGTTCTGACTGTTATTCCTCAAAATGTTGTACGAAATATCTGGGGACGTTCTGTTATCCTTGATGCTTTGTGTCGATTAGGCGATGGAACGACTTGTTGTATCGAAGTTCAAAGATCAAATAACGATAACCATGTACGCAGATCTGTTTTTAATGCAGCGAGTGTTATTGTTAAAGATTCAGAAACAGGAACTGATTTTAGTGATATTAAAGATATATATGTCGTATATATATCAGAATTCGATTTTCTCAAGGGGAATAAAACAATTAGATGATGGAAGCGATATCGCAGAACTAATGTCTTGTTTCTTACAGAGGCGAATACATAATACAAAGTTTCCAGAACTTTCTAAACGTATGACATATCTTAAAGAAACAAAAGGAGGACAAACCTATATGTGCGAAGTATTAAAAGAAATGTTAGATGAAAGCGAAATTAAATCAGCTATCAAAGCTGCGCGTCTTCTTAATGCATCTGATGATCGAATTATCGATATGTTAGAAACAGGGTATCATTTAACCAGAAAAGACGCGACTTATCAGTTAGACTTATATAAATCTGATAATTCGTTATCAATCAATTAACTAATTCATACGGTTAACGCCACAACCGTAAACAATATAAAACGCCGGGCATATTCTGTCTGGCGTTTTCTGATGTATCCTATATATATATAACATCTGTTCAGACAAACGCAAAAAAAGACACCAGAAACTAAGTCCTAGTGTCTTCTGTTCGTATTTCAAATCAAGGACTCCAGAGGCTAAAGCTTCTGAGTGTGAGGATTTGATTGACAGTGACTGGTTATGCGAAGCTAAAGCTTCGCGGTTTGAACCAGGCACTACGATATCAAAGATCCCCAAAGTCGTCGCCAAAATCGGCGCCATAGTCTTCATCATAGTTTTCGTTTTCGATATCTGCTTCGTTCTGTTCCATCTGTTTGCATTCTAAAGCTTCACGCATACTCTCCATCTCGTCTGCCGAGTATTTCGGATCTGCATAAACTGATACATCCAAACCTGTTTCCAGTCCATTTAAGATCTGATTCATTTGGTATTCGTTATAATCGAAATTTGCATAAATTGACACATCAAAACCTTCTTTGAATCCAGTTCGAATAACAGCCATCTGTCTTGAGTTATACTTTGGATCAGCATAAATTGATACATCTAATCCTAACTCCAGTCCTTTTTTGATTTCTATCATTTGTGCATAGCCATATTTCGGATCCGCATAGACAGACACATCCAGACCTTTTTCCAATCCATCTTCAATTACTTCCATCTGTAATGATTCAAACTTACGATCCGCAAAAATTGTTACGTCGACCCCGGCTTCTTGACCCTTTCTAATAATTGCTATCTGAGCCGGATAGAATTCGTCCTCTAAACGCTTACGAATCACACCCATCTGGATTACGCTACATTTCGGATCTGCATAAGCTGAAACATCCACACCGGATTCTAATCCTTTTATGATCTCACCCATCTGATAATGATCGAAACCCCAATCTACTAACTGCATCAAAGTTGCATTTTTTAACTGTTCTGTTGTGTAAACCATAATTATTTCCTCCATATTCTTGTTTTCTTAAATATGTGATGAACATCAATAACCTAATCGAGCTTAGCTACCATTTTGTAAACTAAAAGACAGTTCCATGTTTATGAAACTGCCTGTTTGTTTACGTCTTATGAAAGTCTGCGCATAAGTTCCGTTTCCTTCTGAAATAGTTCAAAATCGTAGTATTCCTTGAAATAAGACTCTACCTTAGATGCGAGTTCCATTGCAAACGGATAGTCATTTTTAAAGTTCTCTACCGGTACCGTATATTGTAACGATTCTTCTTTACTTACAAAATCTTCGAACTCCGATATGAATTCATCATAATTATTCGTAATTCCTCTAACATCGATATAATAAGTTATCCCGTTCCATATAGCGGTGCAGAAACAATGAATATAATCTCCGTTCTTTTTCTCGATCTTGTAAACAGTATATCCATATTTTTTATGAAGCAGTGTCGCAAACGTTGTACAATATCCATGTAGAAGGTCATATGTACTAAGTGGATTCCCATGAATATCGCAAACACTGATACAAATATTCTCAAGGAATCCAAAATCATCTGCACCATCTTTTTGCAACTCATCCAGTTCTTCATAAAATCCATTGTGTGTGTGTTCCATAGTCTCTCTCTCCTTTCGCCTTCTTCGTTTTGTGTTAAATATGTGCGAAATCTTCTTAGGCTAACAATTCCTAGTTATAATAATAACGACAGAAATGTAATTATCCATAAGAAACCAACTGCGAGCGAAATAAATATAAAAGGTATATCTTCAATTCCACATCCAGCATATAAATCATGACACGATATGATTCCTATGACTTCCATAACGATTGCAAATATAAACAAATCTTTGTCTGCTATTACAGCTGCAATACCATTTATCCATACGTTTAACAATGAATTCATAATACATTTACTCCTTATCTAACTGATCTGCACGCCAGTAGGCGACAGGTTTCAGTACAGGAGGACGTCACTTGAGGTTCGAAATACCGGGACATCGGGATCTTCTCTGAAGTTTCCATGCGTTTTTTATGGTATTCAAAGCTGTCTGTTGTAGTCTCTCCGTTGCAGAAACGTTCAAGACATCCCTACATGGTAGGTTTCACAGGACTTTTTCGTCCTGCAGTCTTACGGTCTCAGTTGGAACCGCAAAGAGTTATTTTCAAACTCTTTAATACTTATAAGGCTCACATTTTGGAAATCTCGCCAGGAAATTACAAAATATTTTTAATTATTTTGTATACGAACGGGGTTTCCTCTGCATGCACATAGGCGGCAGCTTCCACTCCTTATTTCTATGTGATGAAAACGCAATTCTGCTCAAGATAAGAAAAAATACGACGAGTTTTCAAGATTGTGAGCCTTGTTAATAGTAGATAAATAAATATTTTCATTCTAATTACACGTATGGTATGATGTTTGCAGAATTACATATCACATGAGGAGGAAACGTATATGTTTGGACAACGAAAACAGAAACGCGAAGAAGAACGACAACGAAAAGAATCTGAGGAGAAGGCAAATAAACACAGATATCTGTCGTGGTTTCTGGTATTTATTTGTGGAATCATGACAATCGCTTCAATACCAAGTTTTGCAATGGTTTTATTTGCAGCGGTGACGATCTTGCTGCTTCCAATCTCTAAAGTTGATGATTTATGGAATGATCTGCTTGGTGGCAAACCGAAATGGATTAAAGGTACATCATTGTGGGTTATCTTCATTATTGCGTGTTTAATAGCACCGACTTCGGACACAAGCACCACAGAAGTCGCAAACATACAACCGACCGAAGTTATAAGTATTGAATCGACTGAAACTATTGACACCGAATCAACTGAACTTGCGGTAGTTGAAACCGAAGTGACCGAGGCGCCTGCAACTGAAACGGAATCAGAAGCAGAGACTGAATCGGAAACAACAAACACCAAGAAAGATACAGCAACTGCTTCGACTGCGAAAGACAAAACAAGTAGCACTACTGAAACGACGGCAAAGTCACAGACAAGTACTGCTACGTCCGTTTCGTTATCGGATATTCCGGCATACTCTGGTAGTCCTTATGTTGCAGTCAATAATAATGTGCCATTCTTTACCGATAACGACATGACGACTACTGCATTTGAAACATACAGCAATCTTGACAACCTTAGTCGTTGCTGTGTTGCTTACGCCAATGTTTGTACCGAGATCATGCCAACGGAAGAAAGAGGCGCAATCGGTCAGGTCAAACCAAGCGGCTGGCATACCGTAAAATATGACATTGTAAGCGGTAAATATCTCTATAACCGTTGTCATTTGATTGGATATCAGTTGTCTGCTGAAAATGCGAACACAAAGAACCTGATTACTGGAACACGATACTTAAATACAGAAGGAATGCTTCCATTTGAGAACATGGTAGCCGATTATGTCAAAGAAACGAATAACCATGTCTTATATCGTGTCACACCTATGTTTGATGGAAACAATCTGGTTGCAAGTGGAGTTCTGATGGAAGCTAAATCCGTTGAAGACAATGGAGACGGAATCCTATTCAATGTCTACTGCTATAATGTACAGCCGGGCATCACAATTGACTATGCAACCGGAGACAGTGCATTAGACGGAACGGTACCGGAACAGACCACCAAAAACTCAGAAACAAAGAAATCAAGCAGTAAGGGTGCATCATCAGGCAGCAATAATACGAATTCAGGAAGTGCATCAAACGAAACACAGGCTGCTACTCCAGCACCCGCACAAACGGATAACAATACAACAGTACAGGAACCTCCGGCACCAACGCCAGCGGATACCACAAGCAATGGTTCTGTGATCGTACATATTACTGACACCGGCAGTAAGTATCATAACGCTGGGTGCCGCTATTTAAAGAGCGACAGGGAAGTGACACTGGATGAGGCAAAAGCTATGGGTTTATCGCCATGCAGCGTATGCAATCCGCCACAATGATTGGCTGATCTATGGTTAATGACTGGTGATTGAGTAAGCGAGAGCAAAAGAAGATGAATATGAATTGAAAACGAATGCGAAGACAAAAACAAAGACTGACTTGAGATGAGTCAGTCTTTGTTTTTGTCTTATTGAAGAAAGGGTTTTAGTTTGTGAGACCTGTGCTTTTAAAAACGCTGCTGTCTATTGTTACATTATTGTTTTTTAGAGCTGTTTCTAAGGCGGATCTGCTGGTATACGAAACGCCTTTATATGTGATAGTCGTTAACGATGTGCAGTTCGAAAATGAACCAGACAATATATTACTCACTTGATCTGGAAGAGTCACAGTCGTTAACGAGGTACAGTTAAAAAATACAGAATTATTTATTTTTTGTACACTATTTGGAATCGTAATATTCGTTAACGAGGTACAACCACTAAATGCATAAGAACTTAACTCTGTTACTTGATCTGGAATCGTAATATTTGTAAGACTAGAACATCCAGAAAATGCACTACCTCCAATACTTGTGACACTATCAGGAATCGTAATATTTTTCAAACTGGTCCAGTGACAAAAAGATCCGGTTCCAATTGTTGTAACACTGTCTGGAAGCACAATAGTTTCTATAATACTACTACCTATCGGATTATAAACAGGTCCAGAAAACCTCATTCCAGTTATTTTGTGTTTGACTCCTTTTGTGTCTGTTACATATGTCGGAATCACGACATTGACTGTCTCTTCAATTCCATATGTTTGGTAATCAGCTAAATTAAATTCATTAAGATTACTCCCATAACTTTCAATTCCAACCGCAAACTCAAAATTGCCACTCCAATCTCCAGACGTAAGTTCGTTTGCTACAATGTTACCTGTCGTGCTGCTCCCATCCGGAAGATTCACTTGATCGGCTGCAAACTCTGTAATATCCTGAGTGATCGTTCCAGTGACCGCAGCCTTTCCATTCGAATCCGTCAGTTGCAGGGTTGCATCAGGTGTAACGGTAACTGTCTCATTCCCGGAAATATCACCCTTTACTTTGACGTCATAGGTTGCACTCTTGTTCTGTCCTAATGTGATCGTCTTTGGAATGGTGACGGTAAAAGCGGAATCCTGTTCATATATAACAGTAGCTCCCTGAGTTCCTGTCGTTGTTGTTTCCTGTATTGTGTTGTCCGGGTTTTCGGCTGCCATTGTTGGAATCGTAGGCGTCATCGTTATCAACGCAGCCAGAACAAGCATACAACTCACTGCTTTTCGTTTCATAATATTTCGTTTCCTTTCTTTGTGTTCAGTATAAATTGTTTACGAGTAACAAGATAAATATGGTCTGAACACGAGCAGAGGAAACGAACAAGAACCGGAAACAAGAAAAAGAGCCTAAAATTGAGCTCTTTTTCCGTTTCTGAATATACAGTTTAATTTGTTACGGTAACCAATCTTAGATCAAGCTCGTTAACGCTTCCGTCTCTGGTTATCATTGTTCCGAGATACTTACCTGCTGGAATATAAGTGTAATAACCACCTGAGATTTTAAATGATTGATACAAACTATTTCGATTGTTATCATTATATAAACAAAATCTTGGAGCTCCACCACTATATCCAACTATATAATAGTATCCAGAAGTCGTTACCGGGATAAGAGACATACAATGCCATGTAGATCCACTATCAACAACATATTGACCTGATTCGTTCAGATAACCAAATTCGTATTCATAAGCTGGATGCCAATAACTTAAACTACTATTATTGATCAATCTATCACTTACAGTGATCTTACAAGTAGCACTCGATGCTTTGTAATTCATGGTTTCTCCAACCGTTACAGTAATAGTCGCTGTTCCTGCATTTCCGTATTGTTTTGGTGTGTATGTTATTGTCTTGTCATTTACAGTTACAGATTCAATAATATTAGAATCTGAACTTTGTGCAGTAATTGTGCCGTTACCTGTTGTCGTGACGTAAAGAACACCATTCGCGCTGCTTAATGATGTTGTTGTCGCTTTTTTCTGAATAACAGTTTTAACGCTGCCCTCAAATGTTGTGTATCCAGCTTTTGTTGCTTGATAGTAAACAACATATGTACCTGCATTTGTATACGTAGGCATTGAGCTCAAATTATATGTACCTTTTACTGTTCCGTATTTAAAAGTAACTCCAGATACAGATGAAGTTACCGATGCTGAATGTGCCTTTCCGTCATAGGTTCCTGAATATGCTTTTGCAGTTATTGGTAATGTTCCAGATTTAACCGTAACATTATAATTTGCACTAGCCGCTTTATAACTAGTTGTTGCTGCACTTGTTACAGTTATAACTGCAGATCCGGCAGTCGTTCCTGGTATTACAGTTACAGTATTTCCATCAAGCGCAGCTGTTGCTACGTTTGGATCAGATGATTTTACACTTAAAGTTCCATTACTTTTATTACTTGTAATCGTAAAAGATCCTGCTGCGGGATAACTAATCGTACCGCTTGTTGCTGATAAAACAACAGAACCTGTTAACTTTTCTAATACAGGAATATTCTGAATATCTTTCGTTTGGGCTTTAAATGCAGTATTCTTAAATGTTGCTGTATAAGTTGTAGTTCCTTTTGTTGTGTATGTCGCCGGTGTTTTCACTTTATTTGTAATAGTTCCGTTCTCTGTTTCAATATGTGTACCATTGTTTGCACACACACGTTTCGCAATACATGTCTTTCCATCTTTAGACCAAGTATAAGTTGGTGTTCCATATTTATGTCCGGTTTTCGCGATCGTCTTTCCGGTTGCCAGTGTTACACCACAAACTGAACATACCGTATCAGATTCTTTACCGTCCGTGGTACAGGTTGCTGCAACCGCGTTGTTTGCAGACACCGATTTATGACCTTTCGCTGATATCTTGCTTGTCTTTGTCTGCGTCTCAAAATCTGAATTCTTAAAAGTTGCAGTATAAGTATTTAGTCCTTCGTTTGTACATGTAGCATCTGTCGTTTTCGTACTAACATCAGCTGTTTCTGTTACAACGTCATGACACTCTGAACATGTTTTTGTTGCCATGCATGTAGAATTATTCTCAGACCAGGTGTACACCGGTTCTCTATAGGAATGTTCAAATACATGAGAACCAACAGATACTCCATTTTCTACAAACGCAGGTACGATGTTTGATAAATCATATTCGTTCCCGTTGTATGAGATCGATGATAAACTGGTACATCCATCGAAAGCACTATTTCCTATTGATCTCACAGAATTTGGAACGGCTGCTTTCGACAGCTTCGAACAGTTTACAAACGCTCCAGTTCCAATTTCGGTAACGGAGTCAGCGATCGCGACACTCGTCATCTCATTACAATCACGGAATGCATAATCGCCAATGCTGGTTACCGTATGCCTTGTATTATCATCATCCGTCACATATTCCGGAATCACAACATCTCCAGTTATCTCAATTCCATATGCTGCAAGATTTTCACTCGTGATCGCAATTCCATTACCAATCTGGTTTGTTCCGATCACAAACTTAAAATTACCTGACCAGTCTCCGGAAGTAAGGTTATTTGCTAATATACTGCCAGTCGCCGTACCCCCCCCCGAACGTGCGTTCACTTCTGTGGACGAAAATTCTGTCTTCTCTTGCGAGATGTCGCCTGTAACAGGATCCTTGCCGTTAGAGTCGGATAATATCACGGATGCATCTGGAGTAACCGTAATGATTTCATTTCCTATAACATCTCCATGTACTTTGACCGTGTATTCTGCAGATTTACTGCTGCTTAAAGCGATTGATTTTGGTATTGTAACAGTAAACGCAGACTCCTGGTCATATTTAACAACAGAATTCTGAGTACCAGTTTCCGTTGTAGTCTGCGTCGACGGTGTTGTGTTGTCCGGGTTTTCGGCTGCCATTGTTGGAATCGTAGGAATCATCGTTACCAACGCAGCCAGAACAAGCAGACAACTCACTGCTTTTCGTTTCATAATATTTCGTTTCCTTTCTCTGTGTTCAAAATAAATTGTTTACGAGTAACAATATAAATATGGATCGAACACGGACAAAGGAAACGAAAAGAACCGGAAACAAACCAATGATCCAGCAATGATGAAGCTCAAGACAATCGCAAACATACAAAAAGAACCCAGATAACTGTTATTCAGATCTGAGTTCTTGTTTGTTTTCAGGGTATTTTCGTTTTCATTATTCAGTTTTCTAAGTCTACTCAAGGTTTACAAACTTGTTGTAAACAATGACGTTGACTACTTTACTGTTCCATTCCTCGTAACAGTATGTGGCTGAATTCTTGTTTGGCAGGTACGTTCGGTCAACAATGAACTCTGTCATGCATCCGGAAGCTTCCGTAAACAAACCTCTGGAATCCGTATGAATATCCGCTTTCAGGTCACCCATGATACACGGGATGACTGTTCCGTTTTCTAACACCAGGTCAAAATACTGACCAATTGCCGTGTTAAAATACGTTCCAACAGCAATCGTAAACCGTCCATCGTATACTCTGAGTCCGACTTCGTTTGTCTGGCATAACGACTGTAGTTTTGCCTGATTGGTATTCTTCCCAAACGCTTTGTATGGAAGTACCGTTTTTGTTGTATTTCCATCTGTGATCGGATACTCTTTGATCACTTCGTACGTTTCCGGTTGTTCCGTTGCCTCTGTCTCTGTCTCGGTTCCGTTTTCTTGGTTTTCGGAATCTACTTCAGATCCTTCTGGAACCGAAGATTCTGGAACCGAAGACTCGGCAACACTCGAAACGGAAACAGAATCTGATTCTGCTACTGCTTCTTCAGACTCTCCGTTTGCAGATTTTACAACATCTGCTTTATGTTTTGTAACCATAGCCTCATCTCGTGCGTTCCTGAGACTGGCTGTGATTCCAGCGTCCGTATGTATAGATCTTTCTGGTGTCAGGACTGATGTTATACCTGCAGGTTTAGTAACCAAAATTCCTGGGTTCTGAACCACAAGATTCTGAGCTGACACACTCATACCTCCACATAAGGTTACAAAAGTTACAATACCTGTACAGAGGTACTTAACAGCTAAGTTTTTCATAAAGTTCTCCTTTCCTTTTATCGCTGTTTTTATTCCCTCTAAATATGGGTTACGAACAGACAGAGTAATCGAAATGTTGTGCACAATGCCGAAACTGCAGCAAAATCATTGTGCATATTGCATGAATATCGAAACGCTGACAAAAAGAAAAGGATAAGAATTATCTCTCGTCCTCTTATCCTTTTCCTCAATTAGTGTGCTTTGAAGTTGTAAATAGGAGTAATCCTCTCTACGATCTCAACCGTATCCTTGATGTTTCCCATGATTTCATCCATTGGTTTGTATACGAATGGCGATTCGTCGATGGTTGATTCTGTAACTGAAGTTGAATAGATGCCAGACATCGAATCCTTAAAATCATCCATCGAAACAGCATCCTTCGCTTTGGATCTCGAAAGAATACGTCCAGCTCCATGTGGTGCTGAATAATTCCAGTCTGGATTTCCTTGCCCGATGCAGATAAGCGAACCGTCACGCATGTTAAGTGGAATTAATACTTTTTCTCCTGATTGCGCTGAAATGGATCCTTTACGCAGGATTCGATTCTTTGTGTCAATGTAATTGTGCACTGTCTGAAACGAATCCGTTACATGCAGATCCATAGCCTGGAGGATCTGGATTGCAATTACTTCCCGGTTTATCCATGCGTGTTCCTGAGCCAGTTCCATATCATGCAGATAATCATCGAAAATCTTACCGGTCACATAGGATAACTCTTTTGGAATCGAAGGTTTTTGTGCCCAGAATTTCTTGATCTCACTTTCGATTTCTGATGGTCTGCCTTCTGCTTTTAATCTGGCTACAATCTCCTGGATCTTTTCTTCAGATCCGCTTGCCTTCAGTGCCTTATATCCGAGCTCCTGATAATAGTTGCAGATTTCGACACCAAGATGTCTGGATCCGGTATGAATTACAAGCCAAAGATTGCCATTCGTGTCTCTGTCGACCTCAATGAAATGATTCCCACCACCGAGCGTCCCAAGAGAACACATTGCTTTTTCTACATTCACCGGCGCCAAAACTTTGTCTACATTGGAAGTTGCGATCGGGTGTTCATGGATATTGAATCCAGCTGGTACATACTGGTTAATTGCAGCATCCAATAATGAGAGGTCAATGTCTGTTTCCTCAAGCTGCAATGCATACATTCCGCACCCAATATCGACGCCTACTAAATTTGGCACTACCTTGTCTGTTAACGTCATTGTAGTCCCGATTACACATCCGCTGCCTGCATGACAGTCCGGCATGATCCGGATCTTACTTTCGGCAGCATACGGCTGGTTCAACAATCCGATTACCTGACTGATCGTCTCCTGATCGATGTTGTCCGTAAATACTTTCGCATCTCCGTATTTTCCTTTTAGTTCTAACATATTTGTTTCCTCCTTTTGTTTGTTATTCATTTTGTTATCCTAAATATGTGAGAAACCAAGACACACAAAAAGAGACCAGGATTTCCCAGTCTCTTTCTCTTTGTTTTAGTATGCAGTTGTGAATGACTGTTACAAGATAAGCTCTTTCTCGACTACGATATCAGGTTCGGTATCAAGATAAATTCCCTTATCCTGACAAACTACCTCATCCTTATCCTTATCCTCATCCTCAATTTCCGCCCTTTCAATCTGCTTCATAGCATAGGCATCATCTGTATAGATTATAGGTTCTGGTGATGACTTTGTTTCGATGCCTGAATAAACGGAAGCTAACTGTTTCCGGCGTCGATGCAATTTTCCTGCCACAGCGTCTCTTCGGTCTAATGCTTCATCTGGTCTTGTTTCGTTTTCCACGATTCCTGACATATAAATGCCTCCTATCTGCTGCAAAAACCTGATTCTAAAGGTCGTAATGTTTTTTCATCAATGACTGCGAAAACGACCCGCTCGAATGCTCCCTTGTATTTATCTGTCAACAGATAATTATACAGAGCTCCCAAAGTTTCCGGATTCTGTCCGAAAACACCACACCCGAATGCGCCAAGGATCAATGTTTTAACTCCGTTTTTGACTGCTATGTCAAGAATGAAAGTCATGCGGTCCAACAATGCATTTCCATTCATCTTCTGACTACCACCTGCTGCCAGGTATTCGGATGCGTTTGGTGCTGCACAAGTGATCACATCGCAACGTTTCTCCTCTCCTTCTTCATCACGGAAAAAGACAATGCCCGGTGAGTATAAAGCGCGATTACTATAAAGGCATCCTACTGATGATAATGCGTGTTTGTTCGCAAAGTAGTAGGATTCAAGTTTTCGATCGCTAATAACCGGATACAAAGTGCTTTCCAGACATAATGCTTCTTCCTGAGCCATGGCTCCGTAAATGAATCCGCCACCTGGTGTTGTGAAGTTTGCGAAATTCAGGATTGCTGTGTCTTTGTCTGCATATTTGAAAACTGCAGATACAGAATCCGTCTGCTCGAAAACAAACTCGGTTTGCAATGATCCACGTTCTGGATAAATCAGTGCGCTCGAATCGTATACCTTTGTTCTGTCGATGCTGTCCTTGATATCTAAGGCATACTTGGTTTGAATCATGTTCACGAAAATCTCTCTTTCCATGTTTTTGATTCTCTCTGCGCTGTTTCCAAATCCAAAATTGTTGTAAATGTTCATGTTTCGTCTCCTTTTCTTTGAATACGTTTATTTGTTATTACTAAATATGGGATACGAGATGGAAGACAAAAACAAAAGAGACCGACATGTACGACGATCGTCTACCATGACAACGCTTACAAAAACAATAGAACTCCAAGAATCATGATAACAATAACCAGAAACACGGTCAGTATCGTTGGCTGTCCCGTTCTCTCATAAGTCGTAACCTCTTGTTTCGGAACCAGTATAACGCGTGCTTCTTTTTCGGTTCTTAATATAACATCTCCATTATTTTCGCCGACCTTATGAGCACGCAGAGGCTGGTTCTTTAATGCCGGATCCGCTATTTGGTCCCCGTATGTCTGGGTTACCTTAGAATCCATCCGGACGGTAGGTCTATGAAACCTCGGGGGACGAGTGTTGGCTTCGAAATCCGTCTGCTGCTCTTTGTTCTCATCCTTCTCAATCAGTTCAGTTGGTTTTAAAGATCCTCTATTCATCTTAATACCTTTAACTAGCCATATTCGGAGACCCGCGACTCATGATAATAGAATGCTAGTTCTATTATATCAGTCATGGGAGGAGCACTCCTGGCTATGCCGCTACCTTTCTTTGTTCTGTTAAATAGTGCTTTGATTTTTCGACCAGCTGTAACTTCTTACAACTGATACTTCCTTTATTGACTTTCGTACCATCCAAAGTACGGATATCGAAGAAACCACTGCTTCTCCTGCCGAATATAAAGTATTCCTGGTTCTGATACTTTACTTTGTCAAATAACCGGTATCCATTCACCAGATATGCAGCCTGGTTGCGTTTCCGGATTCCGCCTTTAAGGATGGTATTCTTATGTATCTGTCTGTTGTGGCAGCGGACTTTCTTCTGGAAATAATAATGACCTAAAGGTTTTGCTGCCGGGTTACCACTGATACACCTTGCATCGACATAATGTTCTTTCGGTAATCCATGTTCAATACGTGTGTTCTTTGTGATATATCCATAGGTATTGATTACTTCGACGCCAAATGGAGTATACAGTTCTTTTAACCTGTCATAGAACGCCCATCGCATGATACCCATAAAAGCTGCGTCACGGAATCTCATACCACGATGTATCTCCTTTGGCAGTGTGATGACGCCTTTGTGATAAGCTTTGTGACAGGTTTCACACAACGTAATGAGATTGTTCGGTGCATTCCCACCGGTCTTTCTGCTTTCAATGTGATGTACGTTTAAGATATTATCTTTTGATTTCCCTTTACAGCACTGACAGGTGTGTCCATCCCGGAATAATACATATTCCCGAACATTCCAGAAATCAAGCTGTTCTCCGTACTGGTATTCAGCGCCTTCGATCTCCGGATTTTTGATCTTTTGGATGTCAAAACTGGCAGTCTCGACGATAATCTTTGTCACAGGAAGAATCTTCATTACGTTTTCCACAACTGTGACATGAGTCTTGATCTTCTGCCTGATACTCGGAGCGAGCCACCCATCCGGTCTTCTTCGGTTATCAAGACGAGGTTTTCTATACCTGGTCTTTCGGTTCCTGCGGCTGCGTCTTAAGGCTCGTCTTCCGGAAAGCAGTTCCACGATGTCATTCCTTAGAACAACCTCAGACTCGTATAATACTTTTGATTCAGTCGTTGCAGAAACTCCAATTGTTTTACTTCCTGCATCAATGCCAAGATTTATATTCTTTGTATGAGTCGTGCTCTCATACTGTAACTGTATGGTAAACGGACATTTCTTTACTACTTTTGCCATCCCGGACTTTAACATCCTTTTGACTTTACCGTGCCTGCATGTCGGCATAAGCGGATGTCCGTCCTGTCCTAACACATATACCATGTCAGACACTCCTTTCTGTTGTTAAATTGTGTAACTTTGTGTTGTAAACCAGTGTCACACAACTGTAGAATGAACAGATATCTTTCAGTCTGCTCATTTTATACCTTCGCCAATGTTATCCATAGTTTCCTGTCAGCAACACTGTTCCTACCCTTTGGAACTGTTTAATCACTGACCTCAGAGCTGCAGACTAGGTATGACATCTGCAGGTGACTATCACCTGGATTAAACTCCCTATTTACGGATAACGTAGTTCTCATACGGAAATACAATGTAAGAACTGAGGCTAGTCAACCAGGACTTTTTACAAGCCCGTCACTTTAGTGATTGGTAGTTGACCATAATCCCTTTCTATACACTCCGGAACGTTTTAGGTCCCGGAGCTTGTTAACGTTTTACTCGTTTCTCTGTTTTGATTCGTCTTCAATGGTTAACGGGTCGTCATCCTCAATACGGTCATCATGTCCGTCAAAATCAAGATCCATCATGAATCCGTTATATCCAAAGATTCGTTCGCCAGTAACTCGTCCCTGTGCTCTTGCTTTCTCTAATTCCGCGAACTGAAGTCCAAGTCTTCTTACTTCTTCGTCACCCATGTCAACTACATTATTTACAAGGCGAACGTACGCATCTGCAAGGTCTTTGTCTGTCTTCTCAAGTTTCTGTGTTCCAAACTGGATCGTCTGCATCAGCTGGCTGTAAATGACAGATCTTTTTTGATCATCAATCATCTTTTTCATCTCATCCTGCATACGTTTCTTTTCTCGTTCCCATTCAGCGCCTTTCGTATGCATCTTATTGATTCGTTCCTGCATGTGCTCAATTTCTTCGGATGCTCTTCGTTTTTCAATAAGCTCTACTTTTTGTCTACCAACCTGTTCCTGCAGTTGTTTTGTATAGATCCGGAGCTCATCCTGGTCTTCTGGGAGTGGTTTGCGCTCATTGGCTACGATCTGCTGGGCTTCCTTTGGTGATAAATGTTTTGCAATCGATCCGGAAGTGCCTCTTTTGTAGCCCATATCCGCAAACGATGAAGCGAAATCTGATTGCAGTTTTGCAAAGTCCTGGAAAGCAAAGTAATCTAAATACGAAAATCGTTTAATTCCTCTTTCGTCTTTCACGATCGGTGTACACTGTACATGGATGTGCGGCATCGATTCATCCATATGTAAAGTGGCTAGTAATACATTATCGGAACCCATTCGTTCGTTTACCCACTCAAGTGTTCTTGTTTTCCATTTTTCAAATTCTTCCTGATCAGCTGGCAGTCCGTATAATGAGACGATCTCATTTGTATTCGGGTCACGATACTGATCCATTCCAATCTGATCACAATGTTCTCGGAAATACTTGTAATTGACTTCCGGATGCTCAATCCGATTTCCATCTTTGTCCGTGTGATACATTTTGACGGCTCCTGGGTATGTCATACACATATCCACAATATTGACGGCATTCTTTCGCACACGCTCTCCGTCTCCGTAACGAAAATCAAAATCCTGTTTTGTTGTTGTTTCGTAACTGTCGCTTTCTTTCTTTCGGTCATATTTCCGGACACGGCTCCACTCGGCGTCACTGATCTGTTCTCCAGTTACTTTTTCCATAGCTGTTTTCATGACGTCCATTCCTTCGTGTCCGACTAAGATTTCGTTATCTTTACTTCTTGTGTAATCAATATGCTTCGGACCCTTATCCATTGCCATTGTTGCTTTGACTTCCACATCTACGGGCTCATTTGTTTTCGGGTCCAAAAAAGCGAACCCGCCTTTAAAATTTCTGGTGTAGTGTTTTGTCAGTCCGGTTACAATATTCTTGGATGTCATTGGTTCGACATGGATGTATGAAAATCCGCTTCCTGTTGCATTCATATTTGTTTTCCTCTTTTCCGGTGCCAGACTGATGGATTGCGAGTGATGGGGTTAACTACTTCGGCACCAAAATCAAACCCATCTCCATCTGCTACTAAATATGTGCGGCATGGATACAAAGTAACAGAACAACTAGTAGTACAATGACTACTACATCACTAAAACATATAGTAAGTAATGTTGAAAACATCAGGAACCCAGTAATAACACACTGTTATTACGGAAACTTACTGCTGCTTTCTGGTCTTTGCTTTCCCTCTGTCTTTGTTTCCCTCTGTTTTATGTGCTTTTATTTTGTTCCTTTCTTTTGCAACCGGTGTTTGTTTCTTGTTTTTGCAACCCATATCTCGTTCTCCGTTTTAGTCCACCCTCTCATCTTAGTTGCGCTTCGTTTTGCATACCGTCATTTTAGATCCTCATCTTTGACTGCTTTCTATCTGCTTGGCAAACACATTTCTCGAGATCCAATCAATGGTATGCGTACGCTTTTCGCACCCGGTGTTTGGTCTCCGCTTCTTTTATATCCTTATTTCTATCGATATCATCTAGCTGGTATGCTGTATTGGATACGAATGGCTAGGAGACGATATTCCGGGTGCTGACTTCCTTTCGGAACCAGTTATCTCGTTTTCTATTACCTCAATATCATCTAGGTGGTATGTGCTTGTGATCTTTAATTCTTGATATCAGATATAGCGAAAACTACTCATCCGGTTCTACTCATCCGCATCCAACGTATTCTGATCCCGATCATAAGTACACACACTTTTCGTATGCCAATATCTGCTTCCGCACGTACGATCACACATCGTTTTTTGCTCCGGTCTTTTGTATCCGTTATGTATCACTGATTGGAACCTTATTCTTCTGGATACGATATTTAGGAGCCGAATGCCGTTATATCAAGCACTCGCGGATCTAAAGATCCAGAGTGTGCTTGCTTTGGAGAGTTAGGTTTAAACCTAATCTCTCCTTATCATCTAGGTGGTATATCAATTATGTGCCGGTATTTTTGAGCCCCATGATCCTGCAGCCCTTATTCAGGATCCGCTCTTTATATGTCTCACATGTTCTGTATACGGCTTATCTGGGATCTAAAGGCATTTGTTATCCAATTGTCTGGCTGCTAGTTAAATGGGCTCTACGGGGCGTATACGAGTTCACATAGGCACTCTTTTGGTAACCTGTCATTCTGTGTCCGTCCTTGTCGTTTGCAGGTATTAGAAGGCGCATATTCGGACACAAAACATTCCGGTTACAGATTCTCCTGTAATCCAATTAAAATGGCTCTACGTGGTGTATACGGGTTCACAGAAGCATCCGTTTGTATCGATACCGGCAGCAGTATGCAGATGATAAGGGAACAGCAATGGATGCAGAACGTCTGAAGTCACATCAAATGTGCACGAGGTAGTTGGTTATCAGCTAGATGATATACGGATATATTTGAGTACTGAGTTTGGTAACTGAAGTATCGGATCCAAATATGAGATACCAACTAGATGGTATTATGCAGATCCGGAATGTTTTGACACCGGATATTCGTATGCAGATATATAGAATCAGACTGTGATATATAAAACAGCATACATAGAATAGGTGTCAGATATCAGTTAGATGATATGAATGTGTGTCCGGTTGTTTCAGATATCGATCATTCTGGTATCAGGTTATTGGTATGCGGTATATAGAGTTCGGATTATTTAGTTACCAGCTAGATGATATCGATACAAACGGACACGAAAACAAACTGGTATCAGCTAGATGATATATGGGCGGTATCTGAGTGCTGATCCGAAATATCGGCTAGATGATATTTAAAACATATGGATCCAGGTAATGATACCGAAAACAAGTACCTGCTAGATGATATACAGAATGATACGGATTCCAAGTTCCGTACCCAGAAGAAGTACCAACTAGATGATATGGAATATGTGGGTACGAAACACCGAATCCGAAAACGGAATACCAGTAAGCCGGTATGTAAAGATTCTGACCTCGTTATATCAGCATACCAGCAAGCCGATACCTAATATATTATTTCCAGAATATCAGCGTACCAACAAGATGATATAGCAATGGAATCTGTGTCCGGATAAGCGTATCACAAAGCCGGTATGCGATTGAGAGGATAATGAGCGGATACAAAACAGCGGACACGAAATGATGGCAGATAATGTTAAGGTATCGGGTTATTGGTATGCGAAAGAAATAGAAGGCTAATAAACGAGGCAACAGATAAGAGGAGGAGAAAGATACTGTGGTTGCAAATAAGGTGACCAAAACAAACAGGTTTCAAAAACGAACCGCTGCAAAAACAGCAGTGGTCAAAAACGATGGAGATGAAAAGAAGAGAACAAAAACAAAGACCACGGAGAGGAGCAGCACGACATAGGAAACCTATGTCTGGGTCACTGATGTTTACAACATTACTTACTATATGTTTTGTTTTCATAGCTGTCATTGTAATAGTAGTTTGTATTCGTTGTTTCGAATCTCGTATTTTCAGTTCCAAGCAAAGCCTCAATCAGCCGGATTCTAAGCCCGAATACGATCCTCTGGATTACCTCTAGCACGCCATAATTATAAACTACTATAGTACATTATTACGTAGTAAATGTTTTACTAGTGGTTTATTCACTAGTAGTTTAACTACTAGTAGTTTGTTCGTTGTTTACAAACACTTTTGTGTATAAGAAAAGAGCCTGCTATTTTGCAGACTCTAGTATCGAGCATACATTTGTATACTCAGTGCAGCTTCTTTCAATTCGAATAATAGTTCTCCGATTGCAAAAGTCGGAACCGGATCATCGTTTGTATCCGTAGATTTTTGATGCCCCTGATTTTTTGACCTAATGTCATAAAACGATTCTAATACTGACACGGTTATTTCCCACTCTCTTCTGTTTTCAGTAATTGGTCTATAAGAAACGGCATCTGTTCACTCATGATACGAATGTCAGAATCCACAAAGATATTGATTTCTTTTCCAAGCTGTCTGTATCCATCTTTCAGCCTCTGCGCAAACGCAATTGCGAATACAGAAGCTACTTGTCTATATTTTTCATTCAATGTGGAAGTATCAAGACAGATAAGACGATTGAATTTACAGAGCTCCGAAAACGATAAAAAAGCACGATCTCCAGAAAACCAAGAGTGGTTACAAAAATCCGTCAACATAATGCATATTTTTGAAATATTTTGCAAATAAGTGTTGACAAAAGTGAGAATCCTTGTTATATCCTAAGTGGAGATACCAATATGTGGTATGCGAATACGATATTGGTACAAATGCTGGCAACAGAAATAGGGACGAATAAGATCCCATATACGGCAGCGGATCAGCCAAATGAAAAAGCCGCAAAGATAGTGTCCCATTTCACAGGTGGTATAAATGGGCATGAGAAGGGAAGCCTGATCATGAAATCTCAAAGAATAGTATTCCAAGAGATAATTCTTACAGATTGCGAGCTGTAAGAAAACAAACAAAACGAAGACAAAAAAAAGACCTTTGATTTCGCATATCAAGGTCTTTTTCTTTTGTTTAGAAAGTTGTCGTTAACTCAGTCTGTTTACCCGATTATAATACGCAGAAGCATTTTCAAACTTCTTAGCGATCGCATCATAATGATAGACTTCATCTGAAAGAAAATCAGATTCTGATACTTCAGTCTGATTAATCTCTCTCACCATGTTTTGCAGCTCTTCTACAGTCGATATGCCGTCATCAGCGAGAAGAATAAGCTCATGGATAGATGATGGAAGGATATAGTAGCTATCGCCAACAACTGCTGCTGCGTATTCAAAGAAACCTGGGTACGCAAGCACCTTTGCTCCAAACTGGAAATCAGGTACAGTAGCAACATACATTGGAATTGGATCCAATTTATACATACTGGAAAAGAAAGAATTAATAGAAGATACCTGTATTGGCTGTTTATTGATCGCGTTTGCGACTGCCTGGTTTTTTATCTGATCTTCTGGGTACCAAATCGCATTTAAAGTATCATTTGGAATCATAATGATATGATGTTTCTGTCCCTCTGTTTCCGTACTCATGAAACAATAGATGACTGCAAGATCTTCCAGTTCATCATGAACAATTTCTTCGATATCAGGAACCTTGCTTTTTGGAAGCACAACAAGACTCACAAGACTCGATTCATTTTCGATAACACAATTCATTTTGACAAGACTCACAAGACTCAATTCATTTTCGGTAACACAATTCATTTTGACTTCTGGTTTCATGCATTTGTCCTCCTTGTATGCGTATACTTTTTGTTATCCTAAATATGGGATACACAATGCAGAACTATTTACTAATCGTCGCTCGTCAGTCAGCACAGATAGAAACAGACACGAACGCGCGCAATACATCGAGTGGCAGATATCCTCGGAACTGGTTGATCAAATCTGATCTGGACTTTTCTTGTTTTAATTCAATACCGAGAGTCCCATCTATTGTCTGCTCACTAAAGAAATCAGCATAATCAGTCAACACAGAGTCTGTATTCGATTTGTCAAAAAGGACCTCAGCATCTTTGCGGATCAAACCTACAGCTTTGTCACCATAGTCATAAATCTGTTCGTATGTTAGAAATCTGTTTCCATTCTGTTTCATGGATTCGATAAATGCGTTTGCAATAACATCGTCCATACCAATATAATAACAATTCATATATTTCCCTCTTTCTGTTTTTCGGATTTCGGACACGAATTTAATCATTAACCTGACAAACTCCCCTCATCCTTATCCTTAAATTGTGTGGACAGGGATTTTCACCCTGTATGACTCCGCTCACACTACTTACTTTCCTATACCAGACGCGACATACATTTACGAAGATGCGTGCCACTACTACGGAGTCCCTCCCTGCGCGTCTACATATTCCGCCACCACACAATTACTACCATTGAGACGTTTTCGATTTCTCTTTAGCGACTCTACGTACATATTCCCAAGATGTTTCAAGTCTGTTTGCTTTTGCATCATAATGATACAAGACGTTCGTCAGATAATCATCATGATTTAATGCTTCGTCGCCAAAAAGCATGTCCTGAAGTTTATCACTCAAATAATCGGCGCTTACTGCAACTTTATCGTCTACTAAAATAATCTCGTGTACGGAAAATGGTAAGACGAAAAAACTACCACCGATTGTCTTTGCTGCCTGTTTCAAAAAGCCTGGATATACCAAAACAGAAGCTCCAAATTGTTTTCTGGCATTTGAGACGACATAAATGGACTTGTCTTTCTTTTTGTCACCAATCTCGAAAACATTAATAGGCGTAATATTGATCCAGGCATCAAATTCTGTTTCACTACCCTGGATTTCAACCAGGCTTTTCATAACTGCCGGATTGTTTTTAGCTGCATTTTCGAACACGTCTGATTTGAATTCATACTCTGTGATATTCAGTGCATCTAGTGTCTGATCTGTAATGATGGAATTGTTTTTCGTTCCAAGACAGAATACAGCACACATTCCACCAATCGGGATATGAATGGCGTCGTAAATATGCAGGTCCGGGAAAGCACAACAAAGAGCTTCTCCTTTATCACGCGGAACCATCCTGATTGTAATCTTATCTTTAATCAAATCATATTTTAAACTCATGTTTTGTGTCCTCCATTTTTGTGAACGAATATCCCGTATCCCAATAATGCAAACAATCATGCGTTCACACTATCAGGACACGAAATCTGAACTGTAACCTATTACCGGATCCGACGAAGATAATCGTCTGCAATTTCAAACTTATGAAATTCCGCATCGTAATGATACAGGCTATCAGAGAGAATCTCATCACGCGCAAGAATTGTTTTGTTTACCAGTTTGATGTCGTTTTTAAACTTATTGATATCGTCGTCGCTCAAATTACCGGAATCTTTAACAAGAATTAATTCGTGAACAGATGACGGTATCACATAATAACTTCCACCAATGGTTGCTGCAGCCTGTTCAAAGAATCCTGGATATGCGAGTACACATGCGCCAAACTTTTTACTTGGAACTGAAGCTATATACATCTCACTTGTTGCTTCATCTTTCGGAATCGAAATTCCAATAATCGACTCGATTTCGGAATCCATAGATTTGATAACTGCTGGATTTCTTGTCATGGAGTTCAGAAGTGCATCGTTTTCGATCTGTTTGATACTTATAGCATTCAAAACTGGAATTGCCTTCATAACTTCACCAAGATCTCTATTATCTGCATTTATAAAATATACAATTGCGATATCTCCAAGTACCCTATATTTTGTTCCCGCCAGTACATCTCTATTGTATTTTTCTGATATAGCATTAACCTCAAGCAGGTCTTTAATGGAATCGTAAATATTATTAACGTTCATAATTTTCCTCCGTTTTCGTTTTCTGATTATCATAAGGCTCACTTTTCGGAAACCTCGTCAGGAATGCGATAATTTCTTTTAATCTTTTTCAAACACACATCATCCGCATTCTCCGATTCATTTCTAAATATGCTTGCCTAAAAAACAATGGAAAACCAAGATTCGTATCCTGTATTCTGGGCACAAAAATAACCAGACCAAGCACGAAGTATAATCCTGTAGTGCCACAAAATTGCGGATACAGGTCACTCGAGTTTTCTTCGTGAAAGATCTGGTTTAAAGTATTACGGAGCTGCTGGCAGCATATCATATCCGGTTGCGAGTCCGTTTACGATATGCCGTTTACACATCTCCATTTATGTCATATCAAAAATAAATATGGGTTAAACGAATATTGGTTAACAAAGGTGTGCCAACATCCAAGCATACAAGACTGCAATTGTATCCGGTTGTTTTCGAATACACAGTCGTTCGTATATACCAAGTTGTGTTTGTCTTTTAGAACCTCAGTCATCCCGTAATATTAGAACACGGTTGTTAGTATACGATTATTTTTGTATTCTAAATATTCCGGATACGAAATATTTTGTATACTAATATTTTGTATACTAAATATTTAGTATTATATATATATTATATATATTTAGTATTCTAAATATTAGTATTCTAAGCATTAGGATCCGATTAATTAGATTCCGTTTTATATCGGATTCTATTTTTATTTCGGATTCTATTTTGTCTTCATTACTAGTATACAATTACTGGTATTAGAATACTACTATCACAAAAAGAAATAAATATAAAGATTACAGTTATGGTTAAATATATAAGTTATCTAAATCCTTTACACAGAGATATAATATATAATACTAAGTCTTTGTATACTAAACTTTGTATACGAGATTTGTATACTAGTTTTGTATTCTAAGTTTTGTATTCCAAGCTTTGTATTCCAAGCTTTGTATTCCAATCTTTGTATTCTAAGTTTTGTATTCCAATCTTTGTATTCTAAGTTTTGTATTCCAAGCTTTGTATTCCAAGTTTTGTATTCCAAGCTTTGTATTCCAATCTAGTTTTGTATACCAAGATTTGCATTCTGGATTTCGGTACGGTGTTAACAAAATCCGCATTATTTCAATTTGTCTGACGAGATTTTCGAAAACTGAGCCTTGTTAGGTTCAGAAAACGTAAAAAACAAAAAAAACGTATTTGTCTGAATAAGACTCGGAACATATTTAGTTCAAACAAAGAAAATCAGAAAAGGAGGACACAAAATGAAATGGTTACGAAAAGGTGCTTATAACACTGTGAAAGAACTTGTACAAGCGAATACCGGCATGAGTGCAAATGATCTTGCGTATGATGCACGTAGTTATTATTACCCAGGAATCAAAGAAGCAGCAGAATTATTCATGGACCACATCAGACACGGATCAAAAATTCTGGTATGGTGTGATTATGACACAGATGGAGTTGACTGCAAATTCATCATGAGCTATACCCTTGCGCGTCCAATGAAGATCCGCAATATTGAAATCCTTTGTCCGGGACGCTACAGTGACGGATACGGAATCAAGCCATCTATCGTGGAACAGTTTGCAGGTACTGATCTTTTAGTGCTCTGTGATAACGGGATCGCAGCAATCGAAGCTGTTGACCTTGCTCGTGAAATGGGAATGGATGTCATCATCCTCGATCATCATGATCCAAGAGTAATTGAAGGACAGGTTGTCATGCCGAATGCGAATGTAATAGTCGACCCACATCTTACCGGTGGATATATCATGGACGAGACTGGAAATCAGATTGGTGAATTCAGGGATCTTTGCGGTGCTGGAATCACATGGTATTTCACCCATGAAGTCCGGAGTATGTGTGACTGGATGAGCGATAAGCAGAAATGGTATCTCGACCAGATTGCTTACATCGGAGCTACGTTTGGTACTGTCGGCGATGTCGTTGACCTAAAAGACGACAACAGGAGAATCGTTAAACAGGGTCTCACAAACCTCAACAAAGGCATGGGAACTTCCGGAATCAGACAGCTTATGTACAAGCTGTATCTGAACAACGTATCGAGTATGGATATTGGCTTCCTGATCAGTCCGATCATTAACGCCAGTGGGCGACTCGAGGATACCGGAGCAAACCGTATTGCAGCACTGCTCTGTACAGACGCGAACGATGAGGGCGCAAAAAAAGCTCTGTATGTTGAAGTTGACCGGGCAATTGACGTTAACAAGAAACGGAAAGCGATGACAAAGGAGTCTGTTGAGCGTGTTGTTGAGAATTACGAAGCAAACGGCGGAAACGATCCGTTTATCGTCTGCTATGATGAATACACGGTTTCCGGAATCGTCGGGCTCGTAGCTTCAGAACTCGTAAATCGATATCACAGACCAGCCCTGGTGTTTGCACCATCTGGAAAAGACGACGGTGTTATCAAAGGATCCGGACGTTCGGTAGAAGGTATTGGAATCAAAGGTCTTTTAGATCAGGTTCAGCAATATTTGACGACATACGGTGGACATCCGATGGCATGTGGAGCAAGTCTTTTGATCGACAATCTGGATGCTTTTGGAGACGCAGTCAACGCAATTACACCTGTTCTCGATACAAGTGACGCCATTATGTACGACCTCGAATGTGCTTACACTGAAGCGGCGACGAAACTTGCAGAACAGGAACAGTTTGAACCATATGGTGCTGGGAATCCACAACCTGTTTACCGGATCAATGGCGTCGAACTTTGTGAACCTGAATATATGGGCGGTAATTCGCAGCATGTCAAGTTCCAGACAAAGGACGCCGACATCTTGTGGTTCGACGGACGAAAAGCTTACGAAAACCTTGGATCTCCAAAGATGGTAGATATGCTTGTAACGATGAGCTATCACGAATTCAAAGATCAGGTTACCGTACAGATGCAGATCATTGACATGAAACCTGCGGATTAAGAAAAAACAAAATAGAGTCAGCCACAAACTGGCTCTATTTTTTTTGTATTATTTGTTAATTTCCTGACGAGATTTCCAAAAAGTGAGCCTTATCGTGGATGTGAAATACATATAGACAAGTATTGGAACCAAGATTTCGGCAACACAATTTCAGGTATCATCATTGATACTCTTTCACATCTTTTGCCATAGTTCTGGCAACCAATCATACAACTCACTAATACCAACGGGCAAGCCCGTGGGTTGCAATAATAATATTGTAACCATTGATGAGTAGCTTGAGTGAAACTTATTATAAGTTGAACTACGTTAAGAGAGAATATTTGCATAGTTACCTGTGGATGTAGTACCAAGTCTGCAGCTCTAAGGCATGTGGTTAAACAGTTCTGTGGTATAGGAACAGTGCTCCATGTAAAAACCTCTCATTAACATTGGCGATGGTACACAAACCACTCTTCGGAGTGAGTAACTAAAACTTTTAAGGTTTTAAGAAGGGAGAAATACGTAATGGTTTATGTATTAAGTCAGAACGGACAGCCTTTAATGCCTACGGAAAACCATGCTAAAGTGCGTGTTTTCCTAAAGCAAGGTAAAGCAAAAGTAGTACAAAGATGTCCGTTTACCATACAACTACTGTATGAAAGCACGACTCATACACAGAAAATAAATTTAGGTATTGATGCAGGAAGTAAAACAATTGGTATTTCTGCAACGACTGACTCAAAAGTATTATACGAGGCTGAGGTTGTTCTAAGAAATGACATCGTGGAGCTGCTTTCCGGAAGACGAGCCTTAAGACGCAGTCGCAGAAACCGAAAGACCAGGTATAGAAAGCCTCGGTTTGATAACCGGAAGAAACCTGACGGATGGCTCGCGCCAAGTATCAGACAAAAGATCGAGACACATGTCACAGTCGTGGAAAACATCACGAAGATCCTTCCGATGACAAAGATCATAGTTGAGACCGCCAGTTTTGACATCCAGAAGATCAAAAACCCGGAGATCGAAGGCGCTGAATACCAGCACGGAGAACAGCTTGATTTCTGGAATGTTCGGGAATATGTATTATTCCGGGATGGACACACCTGTCAGTGTTGCAAAGGGAAGTCAAAAGATAACATTCTGAATGTGCATCACATTGAAAGTCGAAAGACTGGCGGAAATGCACCGAACAATCTCATTACCCTGTGTGAGACCTGTCACAAAGCTTACCACAAAGGCATCATCACACTGCCAAAGGAGATACATCGTGGTATGAGATTCCGTGACGCAGCTTTTATGGGTGTCATGCGATGGGCGTTCTATGACAGGTTAAAAGAACTGTATAATCTACTGGGCGTCGAAGTGATCAATACCTATGGATATATCACAAAGAACACACGTATCACATATGATCTTCCAAAAGAGCATTATGTTGACGCAAGGTGTATCAGTGGCAATCCGGCAGCGAAACCTATGGATTACTATTATCTTCAGAAGAAAGTACGCTGCCACAATAGACAAATACATAAATGTAAAATAAACAAAGGTGGAACCCGGAAACGCAACCAGGCTGCATATGAAGTAAAAGGTTTTCGATTATATGATCAGGTTCTCTGGAAAGGACAAAAATGTTTTATTTTTGCCCGCAGATCTACAGGACGTATGGACTTAAGACTTTTAGACGGAACACATGTAAATGCATCAGTGGGATACAAAAACCTGAAGCTATTAAGTATGCGTAAAAATTATCTTATAGAACAGAGAAAGGCAGGTTAAAGGCAGTTCCTCCCACGGGCAAACCCGTGACTTTCCCACCTAAAAGTATTATGACAAAAACAGTATTAGTTTGCGAACATCCGGCACATATTTAGTTTCAGAACGAGAAAAGTTGTGTCTAAAGTTGTGCCTAAAATTACGCAAACAGGAGGAGGGAGCCAATAACTTTGGCGGAAATTATTATGACCACAATAGAGACACAATTTGAATCACATTTACAATCACAGGTTAACAGAGCAATTATCACAGGAAATTGGGCACAGATAAGATATCTCTTGCAAAGACCTGGTGTCAATGCTTCCGTCACCCAGGAAGTGTTTACGGATCTGGCAGATGAGATTGCGGATGCTTTTGCAGTAAACAAAGTACTCCAGAAATTATTAAGAGGTCCTGTATCATTGACACTCGGTGAATTTATCAGACTGCTTGATGCGGTCAATCCGGAATCATTGAATCCAGGTCAGTTATCCAGAAAAAAGATAAACGAGCTTTCGAAAGTTATGAATATCACTCCGTTTGCTGTCCGACTGCAGCAAAGATTAACAGAAAGCAATACAAACGTGATCAACATCACAGCGAAGAAAAGTCCTGAAGTCTATATCACGAAGACATTAAAACCAATCCAGGATCTTTATGAACTTTATCAGTGGGCGAACATTCAGGATCCAAAATATTACGACACTGTCTTAAACGTAGACAATATGTTTGAGATATTAGGTGACAAAGAATCGGATCACACTACTGCCCTCAACGACATGTTGGAGTCCGAATACGAACAGCAATTGAAAGAAACCGATCATTCCTGTGAATAGCACTACATACACTTAGCACCGTAACAGAAAGAGAGGAAAACAAATTATGGGTTCAGGAGAAGCTCAGGTGTCCATGGCGGCACAAAGTATTAACACAACGATGAACGTAGCGAATACAACAGTACAAACACTTATGCAGCTTATGTTAAAAGAGCAGACAAAAATGCGAAATCCAGAAGCTTTAGTTGTAGATATTCGTGATCTCGACAAAGTATTGAACGGATTAAACGAAGCTGGTATTCCATGGTCGACAAGCATGCAGCGTGTTCCAGTTTATGAAAGAGACACAAATGGTGACTATGTGCTAGGAAAAGATGGTAAACCAATTTTACTTGGTTTCGAAGAAACGCCAGCGAGAACACCAGATGGTATGAGTTGCATTATCATGGTCAGCGGACATGACAGACCAATGTTAGACCCTGATACGGGAGATGTTATATTAACCAGCAAAGGAAACACAAAGATGGTCGGAGGCGATATTGATAAAGCTGTTATGATCAGAAATACGGTCCGCGAAGAACGTATGAGAGAAAACTTAGTAGGATTCAATCTTGGAAACGATGAAGTCTATCAGGGGGATTATGTAAAATTTGAGTTTCCTGGCTTAGAATCCAGATCCCGGTTTGCAGATGCATTTGGTTCTGCTTTCTCGTTAAAATGTGTGATTCCGGAAGATTTTAATGACCATTCCATTTATGTCAGACAGGATGCCTTTGAAGAGGGCTTAAATGGAGAACACTCTCCGGCTGCCAGAGCATTAAAGGAATATTATTTTAAAGAGCAGTTTCCGGAATATGCTGATTATCTGAATCGAGCAGACAGAGATCTAAACACAATGATGGAGCGTGTAAACAAAGCAGCACTTGACCCAGGTCTGATTGTCAGATTTGAGAATCCATTCGAAACCGAAGAACTTTCAGCCTGTACAGAAGAGAACTTAAAAAACGATATCATTTATGTCAAAGATCAGCGTGGATATATCAATATTCCGGATATGAACGGAGATATGCCGGAACCTATTGATCTGACAACTGAAAATGGACGAAATGCTTTTGTATACTCAGCTCGTAAACTTGGTTATCTGTATTCATTTGAGGGACTGCAGCCAACAGAGGAACAGATCCATGATTTTGCAATCAGATCTTGTCATGACAAAGAATTCCTCGCATTCCAGAACGATATTGCCAGTTTAGGTGCTTATTATGAGAATTATATCAATGATAACATCAAGCTCGATTTCAAAGACGGCGACAAATCAGTGGATCCACAAAGAGGTGCAACATGGTCAAACATTGAAGTGCGGATCGATAATATGGCGCTCGTTGGTCATGTAAACATTGATATTTCACCGACAGATCCAGATAAAGATCAAAAATCAGCAACCGCAGCAGATCTTAACGAAAAGATCAGAACTGTAAAAGAGACGTCGCTGGAGCAAAATCTTACGGTTACTATTGTGGACGGCAAATCTCTATCCGCAAATCTGTATGCAAATGGTTTGGTTCGGAATTCAGAAGATATTGCAACCAAGAATGAAGATGTTATTTCTGGAACCATAAGAGGCGACCACAAAGATGCACTCGATGCATTTCAACAGATGTATCTGAACAACGAAGATTCTGGACACGACAGAGACCTTCCTGATGAGGAACCAGACAGTCCAGAAAATCAGGAACCAAATAATCAGGATATAGATATTAGCAATTCATTTCTTGATGAAACTGGAGAACCGATTCCATATGATCAGGATGACATCGATCACGACGACGATAGTTCAACACTTCAGCTCTAATTGGAAACGAGTATTAGAATGCAGAAAAAGAGGAGACGTTCAATTGTCTCCTCTTCTTTTCATTCTTCATCTTCTGTTTCCTTTTGCTCATCTGGATCTCCAAGCTTTTTCGCAGCCTCTTCCAGTTTTAATTTAAGGATTTCTAAACGTGCAGATATTTCTGGTAACGCTCTCGATTTCTCTGACATTTTTTCAAGAGCATTAAGATCGTTAATAACCTTATCAATCATGTTGTTTGATCTTGTTAACGCCCTCATTCGTTTCATTTCAGCATTCGATAACGATGACATAATCTCTTTTTGTTCCGCTTGCATTTCGTTGATTTTTGATTCTGCAAGTTCGCGTTCCTTTTCATTGCTTGCTTCTTCTTTCAGCTGCTCGAACGCCTTAATCTTTTTATCCGTGTAATCAAGTCTTTCGTTTGCCGCTTCTTTTGTCTTCTGTAACTCTCGTGCTGCCTGAATATCATCCTCTGTCAGTTTGCCTTCTTCTTTTAAAACCTCAGCAAGCATCATCTGCTCCGTCTCTCCGAATCCAGCAATTTCCGCAGCCGTATTAATGGTAATTATTTTGTTTTCCCAAGCTTCGCGTAATTCCGGATTCAGTTTTGTGATTGCGATATACTTATAAATCTGACGTTCCGTCATCCTGTAAGAGTCTGCAATCTTTTTCGATACACGTTCATCGTCACCGTCTGTATTTTTCATTTCATACAACTCCAATAAACGTTGAATATCTTTGATGTTCTTTTCTAAAGTCTGCGTACGAACCTGAGCATTTGCTTCGATCAAGGCGATTTCTTCATCGACTTTTGACATTTCTGGTCTCACATGACACGGAAGCAAAGCCCCAGGAAATTGTTCTTTGAATTTATCCGGATACTCATCACGAATCAAACGGCAGGCTCTTAATCGTCTTTCTCCGGAAATTAGCCGGACCTCTCCGTTTTCGTTTTCCTTTGTTGTTACAAAGTTGTGAAATAATCCGTTTTCCATAATACTGAACGCTAGAGACTGAATATCAATTTGATCGAATCTCTCATTCAGTTCGTTTGTAATAATTTTATCGATGTTGATATAGCGCATTCCGTATGCATTGCTCGCTCTTTGTTCATCAATATTTGTTGAACCCGGAAGCTTTCCGGATGATGTTACACCCGGCATAAACTTAGGTCGTGTTGTTGTACTCATGTTTTGTTTGCTCCTTTCTTCGTCGATTTCTTATTTGTTTTCTTTTTCGAATTAGTTCCGTTCTGAAATTTTCGTACTTTTATGAATTGACGTCCGTCCAAATAATCAATAGCTTTTAAAAGATCCATATAATCGTTCACACATTCGTTTCTCTTATTAGGAGACAACATCAACGGAACGAAATCGGTACTTGACTTTGCTAAAACTTCAGACATTCTTATTGGAGTCGGAAGGAACATGTCATTGAGCATTTCCGCATACCCTGCAAACATATCTTTTGCTCTGTTTGTGCGTGATTTCACTTTTGTCATAAAAACATATGCTTTTTTCTTTTCGTGAAGCTCGTAATACGTTTCGATTTCTGCTGCCATGTTGACAATTTTAACAACAGATTGGTATCCGAAGTTATCCGCCTCAATTGGGCACAAAATAGTATCACAAGCGATACCGAGTGCTGATGAAAGTGTTGTGATCGCTGGAGAACAATCAATAACAATATGATCGTATTTAGTTCCGGCAATTTGTAATAAATTATTCCGGAAACACATGATTGCATTCGCATTTTCATTGTGATTCACTTCATCATACAAGTCATAATGTAATGACTCGATATCTTCACATGTTGGAACTATGTCAAGGTTTTCTAGTTTTGATGGAATGATCGTTTTCTCTACTTCTTCTAATGTCAAATCTTTAAGAACAAGATCTCTCATTGACACTTCCGGAACTTGTTCAATATTCTTCGCCATCATATCGGTACAATTTCTTTGGAAATCCATGTCAACAATCAACACACGTTGTCCTGATATCGCAAGTATTTGGGCAATCATTGCAGTACTCGTTGTTTTGCCAACGCCGCCCTTACTACTTTCTATCGCTGTGATGTGATATGTTTTTTGTTCTGCATTTGTGTTCAATGTATTTATCCCTCCTTTTTATAACTCAACAGTATAATGGATTCTCATGTCGTTTGCAAGGTTTTTCCTGTTTGAACTAATACAATTTTCGTACACATTGTGATGTTTCATTTGTTTTGGCTTCGTTTGTTCTTTTTCCGCACATTTTGAACTAATACGAATTACTGAGTTTGGAAACATAAAAGAGAAGCCATAATGTTTGAATGCCATGATCGTTTCCTATTCTTTGTTTCCGCATATCAAGAACCAGTACAAAGTATGCGATTGTTTGGAAACAGAATACCGGAAGCAGACCAGATAACAGATTCTGGATTTGTATTAGTTCAATTTCTATCATTTACCAGTAGAGTGTAACTTCGAACTAGTACTACGATCCTGTTTATTGGTTGAATCAGCATTTGAATCAGTTCGTCAGTGTGTAATATTTTGTTTGTATCGTTTTTGAACTAGTTCAATACGACTTCAATTTGACTTCAATTAAATTTCAATATAGAGTTCTCAAATCATAGGTAAAGAACTGATTCAAGATTTTTAAAATTGTTTCTTTTTCTATTTTGAACTAGTTCAAATATAATTTGTTAATAAAATATCTATTTTCGAATTAGTTCAGTTTAAGAGTTAGCTAAACTTTAAGTCAAAGTTATGTCACGAAGCACAAGTGAAAGGCGATAGAACTAATGCAAACGGTGTCATTTTATCAAAAACAGGTAAATTGTATTAATTCAAATCGGCGTTTTGTGTAATTTGAGATACTTTGAACGAATACAAATAACAGTTTTCAGGGCATCGGTACCAGATATAACGACATCCTTATTAGTTGAGTCGAAAAATATCAGTATTGGAACTAATACAAATGGCGAATAGTCTGAACAAATTTCCGATTTCCTGACGAGTTTCCTAAAATGTGAGCCTTGTTAGGTGTAAAAGAAAGGATTATCGCATATTTGTTTGCAATATAAGTATCCATATTTAGGATAACAAGATAAGTGAACACAATATGTTGTATTTGAGAGAAGGAGAATATTATGAGTAAACAGCAGGTAAACAACAAGGAATTGCAAGCACAAGATACTACTGTTATGCTTGAAAAATATATAGAAGACGAATTAATTGAATCCGAAATGGATAAATGTAAAGAAGATGATCAGTATGCATCTGAATATGAATATGATGCGTCTGATACTTCCGTTTCCAATGATGCTATGACAGATTACATGAGACAAATTGGCAGCATTAAGGTCATGACTCCAGAAGAAGAGGTTGCATGTTTTAAACGATTCGAAAGTGGAGACAGGGAGGCTTACGATGAGATTTTCAACCGCAACCTGAAGCTTGTTGTCTCTATTGCGAAGAAGTATTTTTTGGTTGCAACGAATATGGAGCCACTTGATGTTGTCATGGAAGGTAATATCGGTTTAATGACAGCAATTCGTAGATTCGATTACAGAAGAGGGTATAAGTTTTCAACGTATGCTTCCTGGTGGATCAAGCAAACGATCACAAGAGCAATATACAATAACAATAACATGATCAGAATTCCAATACACGCAAACGAAGGATTGCACAGATACCGTAAACTTATGGAAGAGTTAGCAAAGACCGGAGAAGCGGAACCGGCAGTCAGAGAGATTGCAAAAGCAATTAACGTCACTGAAGAACAAGTTCTAATCTTTCGAAATATCGTAAACGGAATGGCGAATCCTTCTTCCTTAAACAAACTTGCAAATCAAGAAGAAGACGCTGAGACAGAAATTCAGGATTTAGTATCTTCCGATATGAATATCGAAACCGAATATATGAACCAGGATCTTAGAGAAACTTTATTTGAAATACTAGATCAATGGATAACGAAATATCCAGGAAAAGACAAAGAAAGACAGAGACAGATCATTATAAGGCGTTTTGGTTTAGAGACAGGATCTCCAGAAACCCTGGAAATGATAGGAGCGGACTACGGAATCACGAGAGAGCGTGTTCGTCAGATTGAGTTGAAGTTCATCCGATATGCGAGGTTACCAAAAAACAAACGAGTATTAAAAGAGTACATCGAGTAACTTTGTGTGTTTATATAACATATTTAAGACAAAAGATCACACAATAAAAGGAGGAACAAAATATGTTATATGTATTCATTGGTAAATCAGCTGCTGGAAAAGATTATCTGTATCATGAATTTCTAAACTCTCATCCGGATGTCAAAGAGGTTGTTTCTTACACAACAAGACCACCTCGCCCAGGAGAAGTTGATGGTATTGACTATCATTTTGTATCAGAAAGTGAGTTTATGGAAGCAGTTCAAAGTAATCGAATCTTGGAATACCGTTCTTACAAAACAAAGATGAATGGTGTTGCTGCAATTTGGTATTATGGATCACCAAGACTGACAGATATAAATGATGTCGATTATGCTGTCGTTCTCGATCCGGATGGAGCCAGAACAGTCGTGACCGAATATGGTGCAGAAAACTGTATGGTCACATATGTAACGGCTCCAGATACATTGAGACTCGAAAGAGCAAGAAAGCGAAGCGGATTTGACCAGACAGAATGGGACAGAAGATTTCCTGATGACAATGCACGATTCAACGATGAAATGGAGACCGAGTTCAAAGAAGTTCTCGGAGATCACTTTAAAGTAATCGTAAACAGCTAGTAAAACAGTAGATGGAGAGGAGATGATGTTTCGTTTCCTCTTCTTAAGTTTGAAAGGAGAAATCAATATGTATTTAATGCATAAAAACAAGTTTATTGCAAAATTAACAACCTATCAGGGCGTGATCATAGGAGTAAGCGAAGTATATAACGAAAATCTGCTTCCGATTGGGATGCAGGGTAGTAAGGAATTCGCAGACTGGAAAATCATAACATGGTTAATAAACAGAATGATTCCAAGAACCAGGTAATTAAATATATTGAGGAACAGAAAAAAATCATGAATGATGAAGAGTATAAGAAATATCTAAAACAATTTCATAAACTTTCTGATAGGCATATCTTAGCAGCCGAAACAGATATGTCTTCTTCTGATATACAAAAAGTTGTGATGCTTTCTGATAAGATCCGCAAGGCAGGTAATGAACTTGTTTGTCTGATGAGAAAGAATTACAATCAACTTATACGTACAAAGAAATATCGCAAATTATTAAAACTCTATGGGAGTACTGAAGATAAAGAAAAACGCAAATCATTAGCAAAGCAACTTAATGATATGCAGAAAGCCTATGATGTTACATGGGATTTTTGCAGGACATCCATGATCCCTATTGGTAAGAAATATGGCATAGATGCAGTATTTGCGCTTACTAAAGCCGAAGATGTTTGGCGTGGCGTTGAGAAATGTCTTTATGGTAATGGAAAAATGATTCATTTCTCCAAATATGGAGAGCTGCCTTGTATCCGAGCAAAACAAATAAACCGCGGTATACCAATTTTGGTTAAAAATGATATCCTACAGTTTAAATTAGGAAATACTGTTTTTAGTATTAAGATAACAGACAGATTTCAGACTGATGAAGTAAATGCAGTGTTATCGTACCTTGCAGAACCAGAGCTTATGAATATAAAAGCAGTAAATACTCTTTTGAATGAAGCTTATTGTATAGACACATTCAGACCTTGCTATGCTACTCTTGTTCCTAAAACCATCAGAGGAAAACACCGGGTGTATCTGCATTTGACTATTGAAGGCAAAGCAAAGCCTAAATATGACAAGCTTGATAATCCAAGATATAAATACGGTAATGGTATCATTGGTGCTGATATAGGAGCACAGACAGTAGCTTATACGTCTGACACAGAAGTTGGTTTGAAAAACCTTTCTGAACGAGGTAATAATATACAAGTGTCGGAAAGACTTGAACGTCTCTATTATCGAGCAATGGATAGGTCAAGACGGGCAACTAATCCACAAAATTACAACGAGGATGGTACTGTTAAGAAAGGGAAAAAGTCTTGGAAATACTCAAAACATTACAAGAAACTGAGAGCAAAACATTCTGAATTATGTCGTATCAATGTTGTAAATAGACAACTTGCTATAAATGAAGATGTTAATCATTTAAGAAGTTTAGGAGACACATTTATTACAGAGCCTAAAAATGCAAGTAAGCTTATGAAACGAACAAAAGAAACCACTAAAAACAGTAAAGGTAGATTCAACAGAAAAAAGCGTTTTGGAAAATCTATAAAGAACCGATGTCCTGGTGGCTTTCAGACTGCTGTAGAAAAGAAATTTAAGGTCTCGGGTGGTACCTATATAGAAGTCCCGAATAATTACAGAGCAAGTCAATATGACCATACAGCGGACGATTACATCAAAAAGAAATTATCTGACAGACTTTACAAACTGAGGGATGGAACCTTGGTACAAAGAGATTGGTATTCCTCATTTTTACTTTACTGCTACGACTATAAAACGAAAGATATAAACAAAGATAAATGCAATATGGATTTTGATAAGTGCTATACAAAAGAAAAAGACCTGATCTCATGGATCAAAACTAACAAGATTAAAGTATTAAACAGCGGGATTAAAGTAGCTTAATAACTCAATATTAGGGAGATTGACTATACTTCCTTATCGTAAGATAGAAATTTACCGCTAATGTGGTTGCAAGACTGCTTGGTAATAAAAGTCCTTACTCAAATAGACTTATACTTGTGTTCCAAAGTCTGAAAATGATGTACGAACACAAGCTAAACTTGGTAGTAAGAACCCCATGGGCTTGCCCATGGGAATAGTCAGTGGTTCCAGGATGTGTACACAAAAGTTTTGTGAATACATATGTTGAGCTTCCGGACCTTCGTATCCTGATTAATTGTGTCCGGTATGTATATAATAATTATCAGATTTCTGAAGAACAGATTAAAATCGCAATCCAGACACTAACAAACGGATACAAAGTCGTATGGGATGCGATGCAGGAACTGAAGAATAAATCCAGGTAAGGGAGGAATCAATATGGAATACAAAAACGATTATTTTGCAGACGATCAACTTTCTGAAGACGAAATTCAGGAAGACGATTACGAGAAGGAACTCATTAACTGGTATTCTACATATCCTGTTGAAAGAAAACGCAAACTTAACAAGCGCGAACGTTATGAGAAAGAACAGAAACATCTCAAGAAACTCGCATCCGAGTGCACACGTTATCCGCAACCAGCTATGTATGTGGATCAGAAATGGATACGAAAGGTCGGGTACTCTTATATTTCAAAACCGTATTACAAGCGTTTGCATAGAGAGAAGATCAGTTCGTACATAAAACGTCTTGCAAACAGAAAAGTAAGACACTACAAAGGTGAACTCCATAACGGATACCAGCATATTCATAAAGTGTATGATTTTTGGTGGCAAATAAGCTAGGAAGGATAAAGGTATGAGCAAAACCAAAAGATATAAGTTTTCGTGTCATATTTTAGATGCCAATCGTTTGGTTGAAAATAGAGATCTCCCAATGATGGTATACAGTACATTTTTGCATCCATTTGAATTAACAAAATGCAGTCACAAAGAATCGAAACCGAAATTCAGGGACCGAAAGACATTTGTCGACATAGGAAAAATTGAGTATTAATCACAAAATCAGACAAGAGAGCAGCCGATTATTTAGGTTGCTCTTTTTATTTTGTTTCCTTTGTTTTTTGCTTGCTCATATTTATTACAAGATGAAATAGAAACTATAAGAAATTGCAACCTAAAAGAAAATGGCTGCGAATTAAATAAGACGAAAATGTAATTATTTTCAATTTCTTTGCAATTTCCTGACGAGTTTCTGAAATTATGAGCCTTATGATACTCGAAACTAAATATTGCGCTGACTGTTTACTCTGAAGGTATGTACGAAAACAAATTGGGATGTAGATCCTGTATTGTATTAGCATGAAAGGAATAACCAGTCACAAACATCATGAGTTTACCAGAAGGATTGTGTAATCCTTACCACTGTAATTGACAGTTTGTTGTCGAAAGATAGGCGATCACACTTATACAGAGTGACGCTTTATTTGTGTGCCTAAAACAGTGGTCAAATGGTAAACAATTATGCATATGAAAATGTGTTTCTCTGGGAACAAAAAAGGAGAAACCACATGATTAGTATGACATTCGATCATTACACAGAACTTGACGACAAAATTGCATCATTACCAAAACGCAATGAAAACTACGGTCTGGAGGAAAAAGATTTAAAGAGAATCGAAGCGGATCCGGATCGTTATTATCGTTATGTAATGTACCTTTTGAATCAGCCGTATTACGAAGTCAATGCTAAAGAACACAAATTTGATAACAAAGATGCGTTGCCGCAGAATGAGGTTACGGACCGTTTAAATGCTTTGATCCGAGACCATGTGGACATCACAGATTAGAGGAAACAAGTATGAAGGTCACCGATTATCGAGATATGTATTATGCAATTTCAAATGGGATTGAGATTGGATTGTCGATCGATAGCGTGCTCGAAGAAGTGGTCGCAGAAAGAGAAAACGGTAATTTATCTGCAAAAGATTATAACGAATTAATGGTTTTCTTCAAAGAATGCGACCGAAAACATGGAGCACAAATTGTCGAACACAACCATGCTGTTTGGCTACGGCAACAAAGAGAAACGGAAGATCAGAACAGGCAGGTTTCAGGAAATAAAGCAAAAACACTTGGAGCTCTGTTGGAGTTAACAGAAACAGAACGAGGACAAGCTCGTATTCGAGCAACAAATAATGAATTTCCAAAAATCAATGTCCCGAAACCGGAAACAACGTTCAAGAAACCAACAACGAGAACAAAACATCAGCAAAAACGAAGGGAGTCTTAATTATGTATTCTAATTCATATCCACAACTTATCCAGAACTGGACGGAAGGATTCGCAAGCAACAAACCATTTACTTTATCACCACAGTTTTTTTCTTATTCAGAAGAACAGAATAACGAAGATGCTGCCGGATTGATGCGCTATGTGTTCGAAGATGTTTTAGACTGGACACCAAACGACGTCCAAAATCACTGCAGCAAAGAAGTGATCGATTTACTTGGTTTGAGACCAGCATACCGAGCACTTATGTGGCCGTCAACTTATGATGCGAGTGGAAAACGTGTTCCACTGGTAGACAGCAGAAGTGGATACGGATATGTTGCAGCCTTATTGTATCCAAATGTGATCCGTACGCTTGGGAAACAGAAATTATGGATCATGGAATATAACGCAATGATGTCAGGAAGAGGACAGCGAGCATTTCGTGTTGATGATTTTCTTGGCAACGATGGTTATGATCACGCAAGATTATTGCTGAATCATTACCTGGTCAATAATCCAGACGAGAGATTCGAAAATATCGAAGACGTATACAAAGTGTTTTCAAACCGCAAAGATGCAGAAAAGATCTTACGTAAAGCAAAACTACTTATCATTCAACAGGCTTTGTTTAAGAGTCCCCTTGAATATCTGCATGCGGCACTTCCAGATGACGGAACGGAAGCCGGTTGTGATCACATGAGTTATGATTTTTATCGATTTGAAACCATGCTAAACGGAGTCGATGAAGTAGAAAGTCATAAACAAGAGATTATGGAACGCATCAGAAAAGGCGGAGAGTCTGTTTACTCTGTTGCAAAAAGTCTGCTCTTAGATGCGGATGTGGTACAGACAAAAGTTGATTCTTGGAATGAAATTTTGGCAGACCACTTCAAAGACAAGATCATTCTGCTTCATCAGAGACATATTTCTACAGATAAAATCGCAGAGAAATCAAAACTTCCAAGTGACCTTATTACAAGAAAGCTGGAAGAATGGGGAGCAACAAGGTCATCTCTGAATAAACGACGCAACTTGTAGTCAATAGATTGTCAAACACTTATAGGAGTACTTGAAAACGGTACTCCTTTGTGTTGTTTTCGAAACGATTTCAACCAGTATTAGTTTGTATCGGACTCGAACATATTTAGGCTGTAAGGAGGATTTTTGTATGAGTGAAACAAATAAAACGACAATCGCTGCAGACTGGTGTGAAAAAACACTTCCAGAACTCGCACGATTTAACAAAGCATTTATAAAACGAAAAGGAAAAGGATTTGCGCACGTAATTGTGTTGACTGCAGAAAACAAAGAAGATATCAATTATTGTTACGAAAAAGAGAGTGCACTGTTTGAGTCTTTTGGCTGGTACTGTGTTTTAATGAACGGAGATTCAGTTCCAAAAACCTGTACTTTGGTATTCCGAACAACGCCTAACAAAGATGAGATATACAATGCTTTTGATGTTACAGGAGTCAGCCGGTCTATGATCGACAAGGATGTATTAGCGAAACTTGTTGATATGATCGGATTTTATGACCTTACGATGGATTACTTGCAGGGTATTAATGAGAGTTATTTATTGTACCTGTTGTCGAAAGTTTCAGATTTAGGTATGGACCGTTTCGTAAATGAGTTGCTCGTAAATCATTACAATAACACAGATTCTGATAATATAACAAAGGAAGACCTCAAGATCTTATTTGGTACAGACGACGTCAAGACACTGTGCAGTACGGCAGCTACTTGCGAAGTAAAAGAGCAGGATACTAATTCTTTTGTTTCGCCGACGTCAGAGCCAACAAAAGCAGAGAAAGAACCGGCTTCTGTAACGGGACAGGCTGATGAACCAAATAAAGCGGCTGCTAAAGAACCGGTCACACATGTAGTAGAACAAAGTGTAGAAATCCCTGTTCCAAGACCTGCACAACCGCAGCCAAAACCGAATCCATTACCATATGATGAGAGACCAGCAAACGAAGACAAGATTAATTCACATTCGATTCCCCATTCAAAAGGATTTCTTTCAAGTCACGGAAAATTCCGCCCTGTTACAGTAACAAATAACGAGCGATCTGTGACTGCAAAAACAGTAGAAACGAAACAAAATGAGCCTAAGAATGAATTAAATCCTGCAATTTTAGGAGCAGAAGATAGGAAACCTGCATCCATTCCCGAAGTAGAGCAGACTGTAATGGAAAACCAGGAAGAAAGGGAACCAAAAAGCGTTTCCGAAGATAAGAATATTGTTTCCGAAGTCGAAGAAAGCCAAACAATACCGGAACCTGTTATTTCGGAACCAAAAGAAGAGGAATCCGATGACGACACACCAAGTGTACCGGCTCCAGTTAAAGTAAAAAAGATTTCATTTCAGTCAAAAGAAGTCTTAACGGAAGAAGATAAGAAGCAGAATGCAGAGCTGCTTCATAAAATCCGGTCCAAATATGAGCAGGCATTACAATTTGTGACAGATCTGCATAGTCCTCAGTTTACACTGTTTATCAATTTGTTCCGAGAAGCATTAGATAACAATAAGTATACTAAGCAGTGGTGTCCTATGTATCTTGAAATCTCAGATGATCTTACAACAGAATTGTATGCGAAACTTTACGAACTGGATCAGGTTACAGCGGAATTCAATAAGAAATTAATTCATCAGGTATTACATATTGGCTGCCCATTCTGTGCAACTGAGTGGAATGAAGATATTACTTTTGTTGACAATGGACTTCATTATACCAGATGTCCAAACTGCAATAGTGAGAGACCATTCATGAAAGAAGAGTAATTTAAGGAAGAGGATAAGGTAGTTTGGCAGGATAATAATAGAACAACAACGAATATTGGAAAACCTGCCTATCCCTATCCTCTTTTTCTTTAGATAGTATGTTGAAATCGAAGAAAGGAGAAACCTTTGTATGAGAATTAATCGTATTGAAAACGAATTGGATATCATTGATGCTGGGCTTATCACGGAGAATCCAACCAGTGTTTTATCAGCATTTTTGAGTACGCATGCGTGGATTGTCGACGTATTAATGCTTGTTTTTGTTGTATCCGGTGTATACCGATGTTATAAAACCAAGAAGCAAGACAGTGATGAGAAAGATATCAAAAATATGTTTAACGAAGACGGAACAAAGAATCAACATTACGCGCACAAAGATTATGATCCATTTCCATGTTTTACGTTCGCTTTATTGTTATTTATCGTACGATTACTGCTTGCAGCATTATAATAGCCGATAACGAAATAACGAATGCGAGATATAGATTCCTTCAGTTGAGTCCATATTTATAACAGAGCTGGCAAAACTCCGTAGCTTTAGCTGCGGAGATGAGAAGACAGCTCTTTTTTTACAATTCTTTTGCAATCTCCTGACGAGTTTTCTAAAAAGTGAGCCTTATTAATATTATACAAATGTATTGTCAATTACTTTGGGCTTAAAACGATGGAAAACGAAGACCTGGAAAGGAGACAGGTTATGAAGATCATGTGCAGTTATGTTGTTGAGATGAAACATATCAACAAATTATTCCGTGACACCATAAGGATCTATAATGATGCTGTCTCTTTTTGTGTAAAAGCTTTCGAAGACCACTGGGATGTTTTAAAAACTTTGGATCATGGTAATAAGGAAAGATTTGCTTATGCAGACCATCTGATCCACACAACGAAAACAAACACTGCCGTCTTCAAAGAGTTTGATCAGAAATTCCATAAGATGCCATCTTATCTTCGATTTGCTGTGATCAATACAGCATTAGGACACTTAAGTTCTTATCATTCCAATCTCTCAAACTGGGAGAACGATATGTCAAAAGGAAAACAGCCATCGTTCCAGTTCCGTCTTAACAAACTGCCGGTATTTTACAAGGATAACATGTACAGACCGGGAGAAGATCCGGATACCATCAGACTAAAAGTGTTCAAAAACAACGGCTGGAACTGGGTGACAGTATCCTTGAAACACACTGACGTAGTGAGTATCCGAAACCACAGGAAAGATGGGAAGATCTCCGCTCCGATGCTGGAAAAGAAGAATAAGAAATGGTTCCTTCGTTTTGCATTTGAGGGACAGGCAAAGTTAAACGACACAAAACTTGAGGAAAGACGCATCCTTGCGGTAGACCTGGGTGTCAATACCGACGCTGTCTGTTCAGTCATGACAAAAGACGGTA